ATGATAGACGGCGTAAAAATATTATGTAACACACCCCCGAGCGTTTGGACAAACAACCCCCGTTTGTCCTTTCGCTCTTTGGTTGATACAAAGACCAAAGAGGCGTTGCATAATAATAAACACGCTAACACAAACGGGCTGTTTTTGTCTATTATAGAGGGGCAGGGGGTCACATACTGCAATCTTCGGGGGTCGGTTCATAAGTATTATAACAATGGCGAAACCAATGCCACAGACTACAAAATAAATGACTTTATAACCACCACCCAACTACTTGATAATAATCTATCTGTAAAGCCCGAAAATGCCACTTTACGAGGGTTTGAGTTTGGGGTAAATATAGAATTGCCCTTTGATATTTCGCATATCTATGAGGCTGTGAAAGCCTATAAAAAACATATCTTCGGGATTAACGAAATAAGAGGCAGACGGAACGGAATACGGGCAGATTTTCAGCAATACAAAATAAAGATATACGACAAAAGACAGCAGGAAAAAGGGAAGAAATCCCGCCTTATGAGGTTTGAGGTAGTCGTGAAAAAAATGGCGTTTGTAAAACATTTAGGAATAAAAACCCTTGCAGACCTGCAAAATCCTGCTGTGTGGGTGGGGTTATCAAAAATATTATTAGAGGTTTGGGAGGATATTATTTTTATTGACACTTTCCTAAATTACAAACAGATGACCAACCACAAACAAAAAAAATACCTGCGTTTCTTTGACGCTCACTATTGGGCAAATCTAAATAAAAATGTATATCATAAATCAAAAAAAGAGCTGGAAAAAATGCAAAGTTTATACGGGGGCGAAATAAACCAAAAACAGGTTGTCCGAAGCCTATTATACGACAAGCTTCAAATACTTTCGGGGGGTATTCTGCCAAAAATTGGCGACATTTTAACCACTAAAAAGGTTGCAGAAATAACAGAAAATTTACCACCCCTTGAAAATGAAAATTGGCGACTTTTTAACCATTCAGATAAAGAGTTAATACAGGTTATTAGAAATAATAATATACTAAATAAAGAAAATAATAATATTAAGAAAAAAAAGCCGAAAAAATCCTGCTGTATGAATTGTAACAAATCACTGAAAGATAAAAAAGCCTCTGCGAAATTCTGCGGGTTAAGATGTAAAAACCAATACAACGGACACAAAAGAACCCTGCAAAGACAAAAGAAAAGAATACAAGAAATAAAAGCCCTTGAAAAGCTATTACCAAAGATAAAAAAAGGGGCGTTGTGGCTCTCTATAACTTACAAAGACGAGGGAGCGTATTTTTCCGATATTCTTCATCAGTCCGAAATCTTACCCCCGCCCGAAGAAATCCGCAAAATTAGTGCTGTTTCTGTAAGTCTTTCGGAGGATATGGACACCCCCGACCACCTTACTACCATAAGAGCGAAAAAACTAATTAGAATAATAGCCCACCTTAACAGGCTAAAAATCTAAATTTTGCACAAAACACCTATGGAGTTTTTGCAGGGGGGTATTTCCTGCTTTGAAAGGTTGAAAATAGATTTATCAGCTTGATAATCAAGTAAATAAACTGCTATTTTCGGGGTTTAGGATAGTTCCATTTGCTTCCATTTTAGTACTTTTTTGCTAAAAAAACTACATAAAAACGAGCAGAAACCTACCATTATGAAACAGCAAAAGCCCCCAAAAATAGGGACTAATGCGGACAAGGGACGGTACTCGGACAGGGGTGGTTAGCCCCACCCGAGCCGTGTTATCCATTGCAAAGATAGAAATTTTTTTTATCTTTGTAATTCCTAAACAACAAAAAAATGACAAAAAAAGAAACTTTGCCCCTTTGGTATGGTGGTGGTCGGCGAAAGCCCCGCAACGCTTTTGTTGGCGTAGGACACCTAAACCGAAAGGGCTTTAATATTCCTAAACAACAAAAAAATGACAAAGAAAGAAACCGCTGTAATCATAGACGGCAAAAAGATTGACCTAAAAGATTGGTTTGTATCCAACAAAGAAAAAGGATTAGAATACACAGCCTTTAACCAAGTGCAGGACTTGGGGTTTATTTTAAATGATATACTCGGGGTTTGTGCGTGTGCGTTGTATAACATAGACGAAAACCCAAGTTTAAACCAAGCCGAACAATGTAGAATATTGGGGGCAAGTGCTTTAAGTGTAGCCAATGTATTAAAATTCGCACAGACTTTAATCCCACAAGCAGAATTGGGACTATTAACAGAAATACAAGAGAGCATAAAAGAATAATTTAACAAAATAACCCGCCCAAATTAGGACGGGTTATTTTTATGTAAAAAGATAAAAAATATCATTTCAAGCTCAAAAATCGGCAAAATGTCGGCAAAATCGTTAAAAGAAAAAGCGTAAAATATTGATTTACAATTGTGTGCGCTTAAATAGTCGCCCCCAGAGCCGGAATCGACCCGGCACGCCTTGCGGCGCTGGATTTTGAGTCTTAAATGCGTGTTTGTGTAGATTTTTAAGTTGTTGATTTATAATTTGTTACAAATGTGTATTTTCACTGAATTATCAAAAAACAATGCTAAATATACCGCTTTTTATACCTTTTTGTGACTTGTGTAAAGTGCTGGTATTATAAGGGTTACCAGTCCTCATTAGGTTTTGAAATTCCTTTAATTAAGGCGTTAATTTCTACAATCTATCATTATAGTTCCTCCTTGATTTATATACACTCTATTCACTCTCGCATCTCCTTTGTAATGGCTTTCTAATTCGCTTCTTAATTTTTCATATTCGGATTCATCGACAGCTTTTTCAATTCTTACATTTATCAATCTTCCTACAGGAGTTATTTTATACATTCCATCTTTTGTATATTGAGTGTCATCAAATCCTTGTAACCCATAAGTTTGAATGTTAGAGTTTAACTCTTTAACGAAGAAATCTGTTTTTTCAAATAATTCAGTGTGTTTTGAACAACTTACGATTCCTATTGTTAGGATAAAAAATAAAATTGCTTTTTTCATAATGATTTAAATTTATTTATTTCAGGGATTGTTTCTTACATAAAATCTTTTGCTCTATTCCAGCGCTTATTTCTTCCTTTTTGTCTTACTTCTACTACATTGTAAAGGTGCGCTACTTGATGAAGATTTAGAACGAAGTCCTCGTATTTCGGATTTAGAGAATGGCAGGTAATATCTCCTGTTTCCACATTGTGGGCTGTTATTTCTTTCAGCATTATTCCATTGGTAGAGTGAGCGATTACAAAGTCCCAATCCCTAAAATGCAGTTTAGAACCCCATAGGTGGCGCTGTATCTCTCGGCAGATTACTATATCGCCCTCCAAGTAGTCAGGCTCCATGCTGTCTCCCTCTACCTCAAAGGCTAAATATTTACCCTTATAGTTTTCATCGGCATCTATCATCACAAAAGGCAGTTCTTCTAAATACTCCTCGTTATAGTAGCCCTCGCTCCATCCAGCCTTTGCCTTGTTGCTTACTAATCTCACTTTTATAGATGTAGAATATTCTTTTGGTTTTAATTCGCCTTGTGGGATATTGTTCTGTTTTGGTACTTCGCCTGTTAATAGCCATTCTTCGCTATATTGAGGGAATTTACTATTTATTTCGTTCGCTAAATTTTTACTTATAGCGTTTTCGCCCCTCATTACTTTATACAATTTTTCAGGTCTTGTATATCCCATTTTTTCAGAAAACTGATTGATGTTCTCTAAACCCAAATCTTCCAATATAAAATTCAATCTTTCAATTGCTCTTTTCTTTCTAATATCTGATACACTTTTTTCAGTGTTGTTTTCATTTTCTTTCATATCTTTGTAAAAAATAATTAGTTATGTGTAAAAATAAAAAACCCACAAGAGCGGAACTTAAAGAATATATCTTTAATTTGGAAAAACTATTATTTTATTCTTCTATGAAAAAGGGGATTAATAATAACATTCCTTTTAATTTAGTTCCTAAAAATCTTCCTTTTGAATTTAAAAAACAATTCGCTAAAAATAGTATCGCTATCTTATATAATAAGGAAGAAATAGATATAGAGACTGCTCATTGTATACTTTTATACTCTCCTCGTTTTAATCAGTAATTAAAGTGTTATCGTTCTTAATGATTCTGTTTGTTTCTTCTGAGCTTCTTCAAGGAGATTATCAAAAACAGGTAAGGCAACAGGGACACTAAAAGACACACGGCTGACTGTTTGGTTAGCCGTTTTCGTTTCTCTATCCGCTTTTCCTGAAAGAACATCAAAAACAGCAATTTTAATTCCCTTAGAGTTTGCTCCCTCTTCTGTAATGGTTACTCCTACATCAAAATTTACATTGATTACTTTTCTACTCATTCCATCTATATAATCATCTTTTATTGTCGATGGATTTACAATAGCACTGGTATCTTTTAAAAGGTTTTGACTTTCGTTTACCCCTGCTACCACACTAATAATAACTTGTTTTACAAATTCATCAAGTTGCATACTAAAATTTTTCTTACTGGTTTTCAGTTAGTTATGTTTCACACACTAAAAAAAGTGTATAATAATTTGTTTTATACACTTTTTTCAGTGTATATTTGCAATATCAAAATGATACAAAAAGTGATACATCATTTTAATAAACAAAAATAATAAAAATTATGAGAATAAAACAAGAGGTAAAGAAAATTATTCATCAGAACATAGAAGAATATGCCTTAAAGGTTAATAAAAGTTCTTCAACAGTTAAAAGATGGTTATACACAGACAACAAACAATTCAGAAAAAGAAAACACGCTCAAATATTATCAAAGGTAATAGGGCTTACAGAAGACCAAATTTTTGAACCTGAAAACAATGAAATCTGAAGAACTACAAAAAGAATTGAGAGCAATTCGTGAGTTGCAAAGAAGAAATGAAGCGAATTATAGGGCAAATCAAAAAAAATAGAAGCAAGATTATTAACCCTTGAAAAAATCACACAAGAGAACGAAAAAGGAGAGGTGGAAGTCTCCGATGAAATGCAGCTTCTTTTAAGAAAAGCAATGATACGAAGAGGTATCCCAATAGAAAAGCTCCCAGCGGTAACTGAGAGCAATCAATTAACAATTAAAAATCTTAACAAATGAACACACATTTATCAAAACAATTAACGATGGCAAAGATAGAAAAAAACATGACAATCACAAAATCAAGAGACTTTTTAAAGGCGTGTGAACTTATTGAGGCGCAGAACTTCAATGATTACGACAACGAAAACTACGACTGGTTAGGTTTGTTCTTCGATGAAAACAATGGCTACTGGTGTGTAGAATACGATTACAACGCTTACGAGTGGATTTTGACCATTGATGGCGACAAGGTAGTATCTCTTGGCGAACACGACAAGTATATAAAGAATTTCATAACAAAGAGAGAGCATGAGAAGATAGAAGAACAGAGAGAAGATAGAGAATATCACGAGCAGAGAGAAGAACTTTTCAGACACTATAACTACGGACTGAATTAGGCTATAATACTATTTTTTTCATAACTGCCACCGCCCACAATCTTTTTCATTGTATTCATAAATTAACTTAAACAGGGCGGTGGTTTTTAAAAAGACAATAAGATGAACGCAATATATAAGATACACAAATTAAGACTTTGGAAAAAATGGGTAATGAACAACAGAAAGCATGATTTAGCCTATTACCGAAACCTATACGACAATAACACTTATGAAAACGAACTACAAAGAGCTGACCGAATTCTTGCGGTTCTTAAATAAAATATACAGAGAATATAAGGGCGAAGAATTTAAGCCAACAGCTGAAGAATTTAAAAAAGTAAAAGAACGATTCACAACAAGATAAAAACAAATGCTGTCTGAATTTAACACAATAAAAAATGTTAGAAATCTGGTAACAGACAGCGCTTTAAAAACTCCCTGCTGCAAGTAATCTACCAAGAAAACAAACAAATACAGGGTAACACAGCCCAGATGCCCGAAAACTGGAAAACAACAGCAACGCTGGGCTGTTTTTAACTTAAAAATCAATTAAAATGGAAAATAATTTAATCACACTACAGCAAGAACCTGTAATTATTTACGAAAAAATCAAGAGTGTAGGCGAAGAAGTTCAGAAGAGAATTTCAGATTTGAATTTAGAAAACCAACTTGTAACAGAAGACACAATAAAGGCGGTTAAAGGCATCAGAACTGATTTAAATAAAGAGTTTGCAGCCTTTGAAGAACAAAGAAAATTCATCAAAAATGCTGTTACGAAGCCTTATCAAGAGTTTGAGGAAAAGTATAAAGAGTTTATCGCAACTCACTACAACAATGCAGACAATACCCTCAAAAACAAAATTTCAGACTTTGAAAACAAACTAAAAGAAGATAAGGCGGAAAGACTGAAATCTTACTTCACAGAATTGTGTCAAAGCCTCCAAATAGACTTTTTAACCTTTGAGCAAGTAAAACTAAATATTACCCTTTCAGCTTCTGAAAAGTCGCTAAAAGAAACCATTACGGCATTTGTAGAGGGGGTAAAAAAAGATTTAGACCTATTAAAATCCATTCCAGAGTCTGATGAATTTAAAGCCGAAGTTTTACACGACTACAAGAAAAGCCTTGATATGGCGAACGCTTTGAGGATAACCCAAGAGCGAAAGAAAGCCAAAGAGGAGGAATTGAAAAGAATAGAAGCAGAAAAAGAAGCCCTTGCTAATCGTGTAGAAACACCAGTTACAGAAGCACCAAAAGAAATACTACAAGCGCCAATGGTAGAAGAAACACCGAAACTGGTAGAAACTCAATTCAGAGTAAGAGGAACAATAGAACAGCTTAAAGCGCTAAAACAATTCATCATAGAAAACAACATAGAAATTTTATAAAAATGGAAACAAAAGAAGTAACATCAATCAAAAAGCAAGAAGAAAAAAGCCCCAAAGTAACTTATAGTGTAGCAGGGCAAGAAATTACACTAACTTATAAAATCATCAGAGATTATTTGACTAAAGGAAATGGGCAGGTTTCTGACCAAGATTTAATGCAGTTTATGAGCATTTGTAAGTTTAACCAACTAAATCCATTCCTAAACGAAGCGTATTTGATAAAGTTTGGGTCTCAACCCGCGCAGATGATTGTGAGTAAAGAAGCATTAATGAAAAGAGCCGAAGCTAACGAAAAATACGAGGGCATCAGAGCTGGGCTTATCCTATTGAGAGAGGGGAAGATAACAGAAGTAGAGGGGGCATTTTATCTGAAAGATGATGAGATTTTAGGAGCATGGGCAGAAGTTTATAGAAAAGATAGAAAATTCCCTATAGTGGCAAAAGTTCCATTATCAGAATATGACAAAAAACAATCTTCTTGGAACGAAAAAAGAGCCACAATGATAACCAAAGTAGCCAAGGTTCAAGCATTAAGAGAGGCGTTTCCAGCGCAATTAGGAGCAATGTATACTTCGGAAGAACAAGGAGTGATAGATATTGAAGCAGAAGTAGTGTCAAGAAAAGTGGTAGATACCGAAGTTGTCCAGCAAGAAGAACCAGCAGAACAAGAGGAAGCGCCAGCAGAAATAGATTTTGATAATGTTTAGACTATGAAAACAAGATATTTTTCATTTGGACAAACCCACACACATTCTTTCAATGGACACACTCTTGATAAAGATTGTATAGTAAAGATAACAGCGGAAAACCCAAGAGAAATTATGGTTGAGTATTTTCAAGACAAGTGGGGGTTTGAATATACAGATTTCACAGAGGAAAGTTTAAGGTATTTCCCAAGAGGGGTTTATAACCTAACAGAAAACAAATGGGAATAGCTAATGTAATCGGTTCAAGCAGTGAGGGGAACGCCGTAGTTTACAACAAAAACATAATGGTGGATTGCGGTGTTTCTTTCAAGGCTTTACAAGGAGTAAAGGATGATTTGCAGCTGGTTTTGCTTACACACAAACACAGCGACCATATCAATCTGAAAACACTTCAAAAATTACAAGACCAACGCCCAAGTATTAGAATAGCTTGTTGCGAGTGGATGATAGAGGAACTACCAAACATTAGAAACATTGATGTTTTAAAAATTGGGAAAATCTACAATTATGGAAACTTTAAGGTTTCGCCTTTCAAACTCTATCATGATGTGCAGAATTGCGGTTACAGGATTTTTATAGAAAATTATAAAATATTCCACGCTACCGATACGGCTCATTTAGAGGGTATTTCAGCCAAAGGATATGATTTGTATGCAGTAGAGCATAATTATGATAAAGAAAAAGCGCTGAATGCCATAAAAAAAGCGCAAGAAGAGGGTAAGTATTGTCATGCCATCGGAAGTATAGAAACTCATTTAAGTTGGCAACAAGCAAGAGAATTTATAAACAATAACAAAAAAACAACAAGCGAGATTTTAGAGTTGCACAAGAGCAAGAGTTTTTATTGAAATGAAAGAAGAATTAGAAAAGATACAGGAGTTTTTAGAAATAGATGTTTCGGAAAATCCAGAGGAACTGATAGAGCGGATAAAAACACTCAATGTCTATATGGCGCGAAGCGGTAGAATGTTAGCGGAAGCAAAACAGAAATTGAGAGAGAAAAAAGCATCCGAGATTTCTAAAACGATTTTGGAAATAGCGAAACAGAATTTTTTAAGCGCCAAAGCACAAAACGCACTGGTGGATAGTATAGCCCAAGAGGAGAATTTTTTGGTAGACTGGGCAGAACGAATAAATAAATCCTGCACTCATCAGATAGATGCTTTGCGAAGTCTATTAAGCTACGAAAAGGAACAATTAAGATTAACACAATAAATAATATAACATGGCACAATCATTTTTTGGAAGCATAGACTACGACAAATTAGTAGAAGCTTTAAAAACAGGACAAGTAAAAACTTTTAAAACTGATAACGGCAAAAGACTGGTAAATGTGAATGTTTGGATAAACGACACGGAAGACCAATACGGCAACATTGCATCAATCTCTCTCTCCTTGAAAGATGAATTTAAAGAAGAGAAAAAGAAAGTAGTCTATATAGGGAATATGAAGAAATCTACTCCAAGTATCACAGAAGCAGCGGCAGAAGATTTTAATGATGCAGGAAATGAAGATTTACCATTTTAACACCAATAAGACTATTTTTTGAAAAATAAACAATATCAACAATGTTTATAAGAGTATTTTTAAAGAAATAAGCAAAAATATATGAAAGTAAAATTTGAAGATATAAAAACGCTGGTAGAGGGCTGGGCTGAAAGAAAAGGTATACTTGAACACGGAACACCGATAAAACAACTTCTAAAAACACTGGAAGAGATTACAGAACTCCACACAGCAATAGAAGACGATAATTTAGAGGAGATAATAGATGCTATTGGCGATGTAGTGGTGACATTGGTTATCTACGCCAAAATGAAGAGTATCACGCTTTTTCCTAATGGTAGCGAAGAGCTTTCAGATTCCAAAGGAACAGCACAAGACCCTTATTTCCTTTTGGATAACTGCAATAAACTTATGCAGTTGGAGAAGTTCACTAATGATTCAGTAGAGAAATACCACGCAGTTCAGATGATGTTGTTTCTATTAAACCAAATCGCCAACAGATTTAACCTTAAAATTTGGGAATGTTTGCATTCGGCTTACAAGGTTATAAGCAAAAGAAAGGGAGAAATGGTTAATGGAACCTTTGTTAAAGACTAATGGAAGCAGGACAATACGCTACCCTGAACAAAGATGTAGGCTTTAAGAAAGTCATATACAGCAAAAAGGGAACGAAAGTTAAAATCATCAGCATAAGTGGAAATGCTGTGATTTACGAAACAGAAAACGGAAAACGCTTTCCGTGTAACATTAAAGATTTAGAATGAAAAATAAAGTAAAACAATGAAAATTATAGCATTTGAAAACAAAAGTCATCATTTTTCAGAAGAGTGTACTCCTTGGGGTAGTAAATTGGAAAACCGTATTAAACATATTTTAAAAGAAGACCCTGAATTACTTGAATTAATGAATGAATTCGACACTCTTTATAAAAAATTCAGCACTTCATTAGATGAACTAAAAGAAACACTGGGAAAATTAAAAGCAGATATTGACAATAAGTAAAAAACAGAGGAAAAGTAGAAACAATTAGACAGAGTAGAAGTTCTTTAAAACATTAAAACCAATAAAAAATGGAACGAGAGAGTTTTGTTTTTTATCGCAGTTTTTTTGAGAGTATTAGGGATTTGCCGAGGGATATTCAGGGAGAAGTGCTTACAGCCATAATTGAGTATGGCTTATACGGAGAAACAACTGAAAATCCAAAGCCGATAGCAGGGGCTATTTTGAAACTTGTAATACCTCAAATAGAAGCGAATAATAAACGATATAACAACGGAAAAAAAGGGGGAAGACCTACAAAAAACAAAACCGAACAAGAACCAAAACAAAACCAAAACGAAACCAAACCAAAACCTAATGTAAATGTAAATGATAATAATAAGAATATTATTAAACATACTATACACATAGATAATAATATTCTTTTCGAGCAAATTAAAAATTTGCCCGAGTATCTTAAAAATTTTCAAGGGAATAAACTTTATCTCTTCGTGGCTTATCGGTTTTGGGAATTGTGGAAAAAGGAAAACCCTACCAATCTCACAGTGAAGAATGCTAATGTTTCCAAGTGGTATCATGAAGTCCGTAAAATCGTAGAAATAGACAAAACCACGATAGAAAGGCTGATAGGCATCTACGCCTACTTTAAGCAAATCCAAAAGGGAGAGGCTGGTTTTAGGCGATTTTGGTTTGATACGATAAAATCCATTCACGGCATCAGGAAAAAGAACAAAGCAGGAGAATACTATCTGGACAGAATCATTACCGAAGTAAATGAAGAACTGGAAAAGAACGAGGGTTTTGAAAGGCTGGTAGTGGATTTAATCCAAAAAACGAAAGATTATGCGAGCAATAAGATACCTAAAAAATAGATTTGAGTTTGCTGCAAAGAATGGGAAGCCGCTATATATCAACCAAAACGATGTGGATGCTCTAAACCAAATCATAGAGTTTGCCAATGGAAAGCCGAAAAACACCGCGCTGGAAGATAGTTTGATGCTGTTCTACCTTCTTCAATATTGGAAAGTAGAAAACATAGAAAACCAAAAAATAGCATTAAAAGAAGCCAAACAAGGTATTTTTGAAATTACAGGTCCTGATATTATCCTTGAAAGATTATCTATGTTGATAGACCCTAAAAGCAGGGTTATTGAGATGATAAAGGATGAATTATGGTTTCATCAAGCGATGAATGGAATACCCGAAGAGGAAAGAATACCAATCGAAGCTGTTGATAAATTACTGAATGAAGTTTTGGAAATGGCAAAGAATAGATTTCCGCTGATAAAAAGACTAAACGAATACGAGGTAAGATATGTTGATAGAGCCGATAAAACTAAATAATGTCCCAGAAGCAGAATGTGAGGTTCTCAATCTTGAAGATTTTAAAATCAATCCTGATGAGGACATACCAGAGCCGATACCGATTTTGCACACTTGGGATGAAAGAGAAAACCTCCTGCCGATATTCACAGAAGATAACATCTCTATGATACAGGGAAAGGCAAAGTCAAGAAAATCAACCTTTATCAGGGCGATAAGCACGGCAGTGATGGGCGGTAAATTCGGAATGCTGGAATGCACCTACCGAAGAAACAGAATGGCGATTTTTGACACAGAACAGGGCGCTTATCATTGTTCAAGAGCAGTGAGACAGATTAAGCAATTAAGCGGAAGAAATGTTGATTATTACAAACTCGCAGGGCTTCCAGTAGCAAGCAAAAAATATTTGGTAGAAACCCACTTAAAACAGAATCCAGATTGTGGTTTTGTGATTTTGGATAACATCGTGCATTTCCTGCTGGATTTCAATTCATCAACCGAGAGTTCTGAACTGAACGAATGGCTGATAAAACTCAAAGGAGAGTATAATACCCACATCTGTGTAGTGCTGCACGAAAACGGAAGCGATACAGGGAACGGAAAAGCAAAAGGGCATATCGGAACTTTACTTGAAAACACTTGTGAAACTATCATCCGAGTAGAAAAAGACAAAGATGACAGAGGGCAAAGTATCGTAAGTCCAAAAGCAATGCGAGGATTGGAATTTAACCCTATTCTGATGCAGGTAGATTATCAAGGAGTGCCTTATCTCTCTTGGTATGAAGAAACAGACAAACCTAAAAAGATGAGATTATGACACTGGAAGAATTTAAAAAAGACCCTATGAAAGTAATTGAAAGGGTCGCTAAAAGCAAAGATATAAACGCCCTTATAAAAACCTATGAGGAGCAGAGAAAAGAACAAAGAAAAAGATATAAAAACAAACAAAATCAAGATGAATACGGATATAGTGAAACCTAATATAGAGGAATTAACAAAGGCTAAAAAAACACTTGAAAAAGCCAAAGAACTAAACCGAAAGGTAAAGTTTATGCCGATGGGATATTCGCCGTCTTGGGAGCGAGAGAAGAAAATAATTATCGCTAAAAAGGAGCGGATAGACAAGTCAGCATACAAGCCAAAAGATTACAATATCCACACGCCAAAAGGGAATAAAATCCATATTCCAGAGGGATACCTGAAAGTGAAAGATTTAAGAGAGAAATTTTTGCAGGAAATAGGCTCTTATGTCACAAGGCTGGATAAGGAATACCGAAACCGAGTGAATGAGATTATCTTGGGTTCTGCAAAGGCTTACGAGTGGAACGAGGAGATTTTCAAGGAAGTAACAAGCAATTATAAAAGAAAAAAGAGATACAAAAAATGATAGTAATAGTTTTAATCCTAATCTTATTAATCGCCGTTGTGATTGTGACATGGTACATAGATGTTAAGATGCTGGAAGACCAATTAGAAAAATTAATCGAAAAATTAGAGCAATATGAAAGTAATAAAACTAATAGCGCTGGTGCTGTTCCTATGCAGCTGCAAGGCGAAAGACCCTTACAAACAATTCAAGAAAGAACTGAAAACAAAACAATCAAGTAAAGAACAAGTAAATAAACAATTAGCATGAACATAGCAGGACAACACCTTACGGAATACCATAAAAAACTCTTAAAAAAAGAAGCTAAATACGAAAAGAAAGTAAGAACAAGAAGAATTGAAAGCCTTACGATTGAAGAGTATGTAAAAGTAAAGTCCATTATGGAGCAGTTCTACTGCACAGTAGCTTTACAAGTAGAGCTAATAGATGCACTGGATGAAATGGATATATTAAAGGGGTATCCTTTTATTGAGGATATTAGAGAGGCTGTTATTTTCCTGAATAATGATTTGTATTCCATTGTAGTAACAAACGAAGAAAGAGATTTAGAAAGACAAATGTTAGAGAAGAAAATGGAAAACATCGTGAAAATTATGCCTCAACTCAATGGCAAGCAGTTTGACTTGTTAGAGGAGTTTATTAGGAATTTAAAATATAAGAAGTAAAAAACAATGGAAATAATGGAAACAAAAGAAATGAAAATACAGGCGCCAGAGGGCTACGAAATAGATAAAGAAAAATCAACTTTTGAAAAGATAGTTTTTAAGAAGGTTGAAAACGAACTACCTAAAAATTGGTGTGACTTAAAATTTATAAAAGGATTCTTTGTAAATGGTGAAAGTGAGATTAAAGAAATTAATGAGACACATGATAAAATACTTGCTATAGAAGGTAATAGAAATGTTTTTCCCAATAGAGAAGAAGCAGAAGCATGTTTAGCACTTGCTCAATTATGTCAGTTAAGAGATAGATATAATGATGGTTGGAAGCCTGATTGGAATGATGGTACTAATAAATATAGTATTTATTTTACTCGTGATGAAATTGACGGAGTTTGTGAATATTGTTCACATAGAGTTTTAGCTTTTAAAACATTAGAACTTAGAGATAAATTTGTAGAAAACTTTGAAGATTTAATAGAAATAGCAAAACCTTTATTATAACAATTAAAACAATTAGAAATGACAACTTTTATAATATCATTGATTACATTATTTGCAACGATGCTTTTAACTCTTACCTGTATGGCATCTATATCAAGCTTTATAAGTGATAGAGATAACCCATTTAGTATAAAAACATCAAAACTATTAAAAATATCAATTTATTTACCTGTAATAAACATAGTAGTAGGGTTTTTTATAATGCTTATTAGATTGGTAATGGATATAAAAGAGAATTTAGATGAATTTGACAATAAAAAATATTAAAAATATAATTATGACAGACCTTGAAAAAGAATTAGTACCTACAGAATTAGCATTAGAATTGCGAGAAATAGGTTTTGATGAATTTTGTATGTTTTATTACGAGCATAATAAACCAGCACCTAGATTTGGGTTAGAATCAAGAGATATTAAAAATAAAAGTCATTTTAGAATAATGAGAATAAATGCTCATAAAATTCTACAATTAAAGAGTAACAAAATAGATATTGCTGCTCCATCTTATGAACAAATTTTTTCTTGGTTCAGGAAAAAAGGTTTATTCCATAGTATAACCCTTGTAAAAGATTTCAAAGAAGATGAAATTTTATTTTCTTGTGAAATTGGAAATTCAAATGCTGATATAATTACAATATTTACAAGAAATACTTATGAAGAGGCAAAAATAGAATTATTAAAAAGACTAATTGAAATTTATAAAGAAAATATTTAGATATGAGAAAGTTTTTAGTTTTTGCTTTAATCGGAGGTGTGTTATATTTAATAACAATCCTCGCTTCTAAGGAAATATCCAAATGTGAAGAAGCCAGAAGAACAGGCGTTTTAGTAGATGTAATAAAGGAAGATAGAAGGTCTTATTCAGAATATTACTCTGTGTGGAAATGTGGTAATAGATATATAACATGCGACTCAGATATAGTTGAGTATGCGGTCTTTAATAGAAAAAGAAAATAATATTATGAAATACAGAATAACCTATAAATACAGCGTACACTTTCCCGACCCAAGAGGAACACTCTCCTTTGTTCGTGAAATGGATGTTGAAGTTAAGGATGAAAAACAGTTGTATAACCAAATAGAGCGTTTTGAAGCGGACGGTAAACGCGAAGTAATAGAAATTAGAAAAATAGAAAATGAAAAAACAAACATTTGAAAAAGGAGATAGAGTTTTTCACTATCTCAAAGGCTGGGGGGAGATAGTCCACACATACAGCGACAATTGGGAAGAAGTAGATGACAATTACACTGTCTGTGTTGTAAAGTTTGATTCCAGCGAAGAACTTGAACACTTTACAAAGTATTTAGCGACAAAAATGCTTTCTTTCACAGAATACACACTGCAAGGATTTACCCAAGAAAAGCCCGTGAACTATAAAGATTATGTAGGAAAGTGGGGAAAGTTTTGGGATGTAAGCAAACATTCAGGGATTCAAAATATGGTAATAGGGCATTTAAGTGTCTATAATGAAAACGATGTAGATGGTTTTCCTTTCGCGTGTGAAGAAACGGGAGTGTATTATACAAATTTTGAATCACTAACAGAGGAGCAAATAAAAGTTTTAGGATTATGAATGAAATAAAAATAAGATCTGTTGTAGAACTATTAAAAGTCCTAAGAGACAATACTGATAAGATAGTTTTATGGCAGTCTCCATTAGATGGCATAGACGAATTAAATGCTTTTCATGGATTATTTAGTAGAGAAGAGAAATATATCTTGAAAGGTTTGTTAATAGATTGGGGAGTGAAGCCTGATGAATATTTGGTGGAGCCTATATGGAATTTATTAGATAAAATGATTGAATATGAAACTGAGGAACAAATTAGATAGTACTCTAAAAGAATACATCAGATTGTTTGAGGAAAAACACGAGGTGTTCTTTGACTATGCCGTAGGAGATGATTTAATGGGACTTTTGTGCTTTGGGGAGTATTTATTTGCTGTAGGAGATATAATCTACGATATAGACAACAATCTACCCAAAAAACTCATCTTCCAATGGCAGGATGATAGTTTTGATAGCCTTAAAAACCCTCAACACGCAAAAATAAACCTCCAATCCTACGCAATGGGATTAAGATTTGAACATTTAAACAAGTAAAATATGGATTTAAGACAACAAAACGCTATAAACTATAAAGAATATATAGGAAGGTGGGGTAAATTTAATAACCGTGGTGAGGAAGATTGTAGTATATGTAAATTAAAAGATGTGAATCATAACGGTCAGTTTGTAGATTATTTAGATAACAGGTGGGATGAGTTCGAACCTTTGACAGATGAACAGGTGGGATTATTGTCCAAAATAACAAGAAACGCAGATCTTTTAATAAGTGAAGAACATCTTCCTTATCAATCAAATGTTTTGAGTGACTATGCTCAAGTATTTATAGACCATTTTGGGAGGAGATTTAATTCTGATGGACATTTCTTTGAAGTGGAAATCATATATTCAGAACAAGTAACATTTATGAAATTTAAAGTTATTCCACAGCCTTCTGAATTTAAAAATTCCATTCAATGGAATGAAAAAGAAAATGAAGAAGTTATTCATCTTATTTCTGAATTAGGATATGAAGACTTAGACGATGAGAGTTTATTGCAGAAAGGTATAAGAGGAATGGAGTCAGAATATTTTTATGTAGCGAGATTTAATCAATACAAATATTGGCAGCCTATAATGGCATATTTGGATATGTCGGATTTTATACACGAGTTTTTTAAAATAACAAGAGGAGATTAAAAGTAAATTATGAACGATTCAGCATTTGAAGAAGAAAAAGTAAATCACCCAAGCCATTACAACACTGGGAGGATTGAAGTAATAGACTTTATAGAAGACCAAAACCTCAACTTTAATTTAGGTAACGCTGTGAAATACATCAGCCGAGCAGGAAAGAAAGACCCTAAAAAATTCAGAGAGGATTTAGAAAAAGCTATTTGGTATCTCAATAGGGAACTAAATAGGGTTAAATAAAAAAATAGCGAGGTATAAACTTCGCTATTTTCATAATTTATATATCATCAAAATCTATTTCCATTTGTCCGCTTTCTCTGCTTATCATTCTGTTAAAATTAGAAATAAAATCATTCCAATTATCAGAAATTTGCATAATACCGACTACTTTGTATATCTGTGATGTTAATTCAGGGTGTCCTATATCAGGAGTGAGACTTTGAAAAAACCTTGCTGTATAGTTTCCTTCTTGACTTTTAGGTGTTTTTACTTTTAATTCCTCTAATACACCTTTTGGCAATTGCTCGTATATAAGTTTATTTGTCCATTTACCTATTACACTTGGTCTTTTGTTTATCCCTTTTACAGTGTAGTCCCATTTATTAAGCCTGAAAATTTCGTAATAGAAAGTATCAGGAAACATTTTTTGCCATTTTAACAACTCCTCATTGATGTAAGCTTTTAAAACCACCTGTAAGGCATCCCTTTCTCTATCGTATTGGTATCCTGTAGCTTCATCTACTAAAGCAATGATACTGGTCTTTAAAAAAGCTTTAACTAATATCCTGCTCTGCTCTCCAATGTGTTTTTGATTTTGTTTAAGAATTCCTTTACTTAAGGCGTCACTAAATAAAAATGCAACCTGTGGTAATATTTCTGCTTTATAACCTATACTTTGATTTCCATTTAAATCAATAAAGATAATTGGTTTTGAATTCTCTAATAAATCCTCATCAACAAGGGGTTTTATATTTGATGCTGTAAGAAAAACAGGAGTTTGGAATTCCTCATCATAATTCCTGCCTCCTTTTGCTTTACCTGTTCTACCCAACGCCTTTAAAAATCCTATCCTACTTAAAACTCTCTCACCGTTAGGAAGATTATACGCTGTTATATCAAGACTGTTTATGTTTAAGTTTCCTTGATGTGTAGCTTTTAAAATTTTCTCCATTGTTTTTGTATTTATAGTGTTATTTTTTTCTGATTCCTAACCATTCGCCTGTTATTCTTTTGTATCAGTTGTTTTGTTTTCTTTTTTTACTAATTTATTGTATTTTTCATCTATCAACCTCTCTACCATGTTTGTAATGCTTCTTCCTTCTTTTTCTGCTATTTTTTTTAATTTAGTTTTTGTTTCTTCTGAAAATCTAAAACTTAAAGGTGATTGTTTCATGTTAAATATATTTTGGGACAAAGATAATGTATTGTATAAAAAGATACAAATAAATTTTTATATGTATTGTAAATGTATTATATTTGTGTATAAAAATTAAATTATATGTTAACTAAAAAGGAAATTTTACAGAACAAAATTGATTTTGAAAAATATGATTTTGCAGGGATTTATTTTTTAATTCATAACAATAATATTGTTTATGTTGGTTCTTCAACAAGTATAGGGATAAGATTAAATTCACATAAAAAGAATAACAGAATGAAATTTGATAGTTGGTTTTACATAAAATATTCTTGTGAAGTAGAAATGAGGTATATGGAAGCTAAATATATACCAGTTACGACCTCGTTATAATATAAAATACAATCCTGATTATGAAAATATACGAATGATTTTGTTTTCAGAGGTTAGAAGAAGATATGATAGTATACATAAATTTAGTTTAGAAGTAAAATTAAGTGTTACAACTTTAAACGCTGTTTTTGATTTAGAGAAAGAAACTAAAGATTATCATATAAAACAAGTTACAGACTATTTGTTTCCAAATGGTATAAGTGAAAAAATATTGAATAAATATAAAGTGAAAGAAATCAGAATAGAAGATTTTGAAAGGGTTAAAAATAAAAGCATAGTATAAATTTTAATATTGTAAATCAATAAGTTACATAATTCGGTGTAACTTTTTTTAATTTTTATTTGTATTGTAATTTACAATACACTATATTTGCAACATCAAAATAGAACAAAGTATAACAATTAAAAATAAAAGATATGGCAACTACTTATGTAACTACAATAGACAAGAAAAAGAAAACAATTACAACTTATGAGCTAACAGATGATGTTGTAGAAAAAATAAAAGATATGCTGGCGATATTTACACCAGACCCAAATGTAGAATATTCTTTAGGTTTTAGAAGATATGAAAGCCTTAGCAGAAGCAAACAATTTTATTTACAGTTCGTGTTTGAAAGAGAAGGGCTGGGGTTTCAAAAACTTAAAAAATTTCTTGAAAACTTTAACAAAAAAGATTTTAAAGAATTTAAAAAAGGCTTACCAAACTTTAAAAACATCAACGAAGTAAAAAAATATCTTACTCAAAAGTATTCAAACTAAACCCAACCGACCTAAGCAAGTCACAAAAAGGCTTTTAAATTTAAATATTAACTTAATAAAACAAAAAGATATGGCAACTGCAATGATAAACAGATACAGAAAAGCAGAAACTACTAACACAGGTGTAATGGTTCAGACTATGCAAGTAGCATTTGACTTATTCAGAACTTCTGTATATGATGCAGAATTAAACCTATTAGAGGTTAAAGAGTGCGGGCGTGGGCAAGTGGCTTTCAATGGCGTTGCTATTCAGCAGCACAACAATGCAGTTGCTAAATATTCAGCATCTGAAACCGAAAAAGTAGAAATACTTTTTGAAACAATGGGGCAGTATAAAAGCCTTTACACAAACCTTGAATTAAAGGGGCGTGGGGTGTCTTTCTGCTACCTTTCAGATAAAGGTTACAAAGTTTATACTGTAACAAAAAAGGCTTTTGAAAAGATCAGAAGTCAGCACACTGCGAAACTCGTAGAGGGTGCATTAAACTCACAGCTAATCGCTTAATATTAACTTAAAAAATCAACAAAATGAAAGATTATATTTCACACATACAAAGCCCTTTAAGCAATGATGATTACAATTTATTTATGAAAGCCGTATCAACAGAGGGTTCAGAAGCTACGGCTTATCTTTGGGTTCAATGGTATTTTGATTTTAAGAATGACCCAAAAAATCTAACAGAAGAACAAAGCTTCAGCATGGCAGAGGCGGTTCAAAAAAATGCAAAAAGAATTTACAAATTAAGAAAATGAAAAATACTATACCTACTTGCCTTGATTATAGTAACTTTTTAAATCAGGCGGTTTTGAAATTCAGAATTTCACAAAGCGAAGCCCGAAGAAAATACGGGCGTTATACATACGAACAATGGCAAAAACTATTAAATAGATAAAATTATGAAAGCAACAAACCTAAAAAACATTATGAGCCTTGCTTGGCAGTTCTTTAAACAAACAGGCATCAGCTTTTCAGAATGTTTGAAAAAAGCGTGGGCAAATTTCAAATTAAAAAAAGAAATGCAGACTAAAATAGTTAAATTCTACTTTCAAAAAGTAAATGGCGAAATTCGTGAGGCGTGGGGTACATTAAGCCCTGATTTGATGCCAAAAACAGAACAAAACCAATGCAAACAAAATGACACTGTTCAAGTGTATTTTGACACTGAAATAAATGAATTTAGATGTTTTAAAAAGTTTAATTTAGTATAATGTCGCCAAAAGCGGTTTTTAAAATGTAAAAGTTTGATTTTTCGCACTTTAAATCGCTTTATTTAGATTGAATTCATTATATTAGTGCGACCTTTGTAGGGTGATAGAGGCGAAAACAATACAAAAGTATAAAAACAAGAAGCTGGGCAAGTTGATAGAAGAAGCTCAAGCGCTTGTAAATGCCTATGTAAGGCAAAGAGATGCGATAAATGAACAGGGCGATTTTATTTGTATATCATGCCGAAAATTGAAATCAAAAAGCCAATGCAATGCAGGGCATTATTTCAGCAGGGGTAATTATGGCAGCGGGAGGTTTGATTTAGATAATATTCACAGCCAGTGCGTACAATGCAATCTCTACGAACACGGCAACCTGATACCATACCGAGAGAACCTGATAAAGAAAATAGGCGCAGAAAGATTTGAACAATTAGAACAATTAGCCAGATTAAGAGGGTTTAAGTTTGACAGAATAACGATAATAGAAACAATAGAAAGATTTAAAAAAATAAAAAAATGAAAGCAAAAAAAAGAGCATCAACATTGATTTTGACCTACCATTGGTTTGATGAAATTTTATCAGGGCGTAAGACTGAAGAATACAGAGAATTTAAGCCATTTTGGATTGATAGGTTTTGCGTGGTAGATGAAAAAGGCGAAATAGTAGGGTTACAAAAATATGAAACACTGAAATTTCAAAGAGGCTACGCAAAGAACGCACCACAAATTGTAGTAGAGGTTAAAGATATAGAGTTGAGCGGTGAATTTGATATGAACGGCAAAATAATACCTGATGAATCAGTATTTACTATTTATTTAGGCAAAATCATTGAAAAAATAAATATCTAACCATAAAAAAACTAATAACCAATTAAATTTAAATACTATGGCAGAACCAGCAAAAAAAGGCGGTGGCTCTTCAAAGAAGGCGACAACCTATTCTTACCCTAACGGGGCGAAAGTGAGAGGGCGAAGTTTTTCATTTAGAACAAGTGCTTCGTAATGTTGTTAAATTCTACTTTGAAAAGTATCAAAACTCTTTCTGAAAAAACAGAAAGGGTTTTGCTCTTTCATTCAGGCGCAGGTAAAGACAGCATCGCTCTACTTGAATTATTAAGCCCTCATTTTAAAGAGGTAATTTGTGTTTATATGTATATGGTTAAAGATTTGAACCATATTAACAAATACATAAAATGGGCTGAAAACAGATATAAAAACGCTAAATTTATACAAACACCACATTACGCCTATTATAATTACAAAAAAATGGGCATCGCAGATACAGAACAGATACCATACGCTGAATATAATTTATCAAAAATCACTGATAAAATCATAGAGCAGACAGGTATAGAATGGGCAGTATATGGATTCAAGCAGTCCGATAGTCTAAACAGGCGCTTAATGTTAAGAGGCTACGAGAACGAGATAACCAACGAGAAGACAAAAAAGGTGTATCCTCTCTCTAAATGGAAAAATAAAGATGTATTAAATTTCATCAAGAAAAAACGCCTAATAGAACCACTTAAATACGGTAACACTGGAAACACCAGAAGTCAAGGGACAGATATAATGGATTTGTCTTTTCTCCTTTGGTGCAGACAAAACGAACCAAACGACCTTAAAAAGGTTATCGCAGAATATCCTGATGTAGAAAGAATACTATTTGAATACGACTATGCAGAACAAAATAAAACAAAGTGAAACCAAAATAGTTTGGAGAAGTGAAATAACTCCTGCTGACTACAATCCTCGTAAAATATCTGAAGAGGCAAGAAAGCAACTTAAAGCCAACATAAAGAAAAATGGAATCATAGGAGGTATGGTATGGAACGAGCAAACTAAAAACCTCGTTTCAGGGCATCAAAAACTATCCATAGCAGATGAAGTAAATAAATACAATCCCAAAACAAAAGATAACGACTATGAAATAAAAGTGGAAGTTGTCAATGTGGATTTAAAAACAGAAAAGGAATTAAATATCTTCTTTAACTCTAAATCTGTTCAGGGAGAAATGGACTACGCTAAATTAGCTTTAATGATTCCTGATATTGATGTAAATCTTGCTGGACTGGATGAAGTGGATTTGTCATTCGTGGAAGTAGAAATCCCAATAGATATTAAAATAGATATTCCGACATTTGAGCCACAGGCAGAGAAGAAAGAGGCAGCAAGAGAGGAAGAGCAGACAGAGAGCGACAACGAACCTTCCGATGAAGAAAAGAAAGCAAAAATAAAAGAGATTAAAGAAAAGGTAAAAGAAGGTGCGGTATATGAAGGAGACCCTTATTTCATGGTTTCTTTTGACAGCTATGAAAATAAAGTCTTCTTTTTAGAAAGATTCCACCTAAACGGAGATACTAAATTTGTAAAAGGAGAAGAACTCGCAGAATTGATAGACAATGAGTAATATGGGAAGACCAACAAAATACAATAAAGAGTACCATGTTCCGCAGGTTTTTAAATACTGCTTGGCTGGGCTTACAGATACTCAAATAGCAAATTTGTTTGAGATTTCAGAATCAACCTTAAACGAATGGAAAAATAAATACCCTGAGTTTTCGGAGTCCCTAAAAAAGGGAAAAGAGGATGCTGACTCTAATGTAGCATCAATGCTGTATAAAAAAGCAGTCGGATACAAGGAAAAAAGACAAGTGCCGATTAAAGTCAGAGAAACAACAAATGGAGAAGGCTCTAAGGAAAAGGTGGAAATAATAGAAGTAGAAGACTACTATCCGCCTGAAACTTCGGCACAGATTTTTTGGCTTAAAAACAGAAATCCACAGATGTGGCGAGACAAGAGAGAGGTAGAAATGGAAGTAGAAAACAAAAATCGTTTTGATTATTCCAAACTTTCTGATGAAGCAATAAAAGAATTGATAAATGCAGAAAAAGGGCTAACGGATGCAGAACATTCTGAGTAATATTGACCCATTAGGTTTGAAAACCCACGCTTATACTCGTGGGATTTTTGACTTTATAACAATTCGTGAGGGAAAGAAAAACGAAAAGCAAGAACAGGCTTTAAAAATCCTTACGAACAATATTACTCGTGAGTTTCTTTATGGTGGTGCAGCAGGAGGAGGGAAGAGCTGGCTTGGTGCTTCGTGGCTGGTGTTTCAGTGTTTGGCATTTCCAAAGACAAAATGGTTTATAGGCAGGGAAGAATTAAAGCGACTTCGTATGTCTACCCTTATTACCCTTTATAAGGTTTGCGATGCTTACGGCATCCCTAAATCAGAATTTACCTACAACGGACAGGATAACTTTATTCGCTTTAAAAACGGCTCTCAAATAGATATGCTGGATTTACGATATCTTCCAAGAGACCCACTATATGAGCGATATGGTTCGGTAGAATATACAGGGGGCTGGATAGAAGAAGGAGGAGAGGTTAATTTTGGTGCTTTTGATGTTTTAAAAACAAGGGTGGGGAGGCATCTTAATGATGAGTATAACTTGACACCTAAAATCTTCATTACCTGCAACCCTAAAAAGAACTGGATGTATTCTTATTTCTACAAACCATCTTTGGAGGGAAAACTCACAGAAAAACAAACCTTTTTGCAGGCTTTCGTGCAGGAAAATCCGTTTATCGGTCAGGATTATATAGAGCAGTTGGAAAGCACATCAGACAAAGCAAAGAAAGAAAGGCTTTTGAAAGGTAATTGGGAGTATGATGACAATCCGTATAAACTTTGTGTATATGATAGGATTTTAGAAGTCTTTACTAATTCGCATATAGAAAAAGGAAAAGAAAAATATATCACTGCCGATGTAGCAAGGTTTGGTTCTGACAAGGCTGTTATTGGTGTTTGGGAAGATTGGGAACTGATAGAAGTTTATGAATTTGAAATAAGCAAAACCACAGAAATACAATCTTGCATCCAAACACTACAAAACAGATATAACATTCCTAAATCTAATTGCGTTGTGGATGCCGATGGTGTAGGTGGCGGAGTAGTAGATAATTTAGGCGTGGTAGGATTTGTGAATAACGCACGACCTTTTGATGAAGAAGTCAGCGAGGGAAGAAAGGATACTCCTAAATACAGAAACTTGCAAACTCAAATGTTGGTTTATTTGGCTGAAAAAATCATCAATGAGAATAAAATGTATATTTCCGCTGAACTATCCGAACAGCAGAAAGAATACATAAAAGAAGAACTGGACACAATAGAGCGGATTCCAGATACTGATGTCGTTACGCTTTTAGGGAAAGAGAGTATAAAACAGAATTTAGGTCGTTCTCCTGATTATAGAGATATGATACTAATGCGCTGTTATTTTGATTTTAAAAAACCTGTAAGGAACAATCTAAATAGTCTTGCTTCGTTTTTGTAGAACACTTCTTTTCCATTCAAAATAATAATAGAACATGGCTTTTGTGGTCTTTGAAAGGTGTATTTTTCTCGGATTATCTTCCTTTGCAAAAAACAAAGAAAGATATACAGTATCCAGCCCTATATCCTGTTTTAGGTCTTTGCGTTTTAGGCCTAATTCCTCCATTTGGGACAAAATCCATTCCTCTGTAATAGTTTCTATAAATTCTGAATTCATACTAAAAATATTTCCAAATTAAAGCACAAGCAACGATAAAAACCACTCCTTTCCAGTCTAATTCTATATTGAGTTCTATTCCGTTTTTGAATCCGAACTTATCAAATCTTTTGCTGTGTAAGTTTTGTTTTTTCTTTGTTGAATTTTTCATCATATTGAAATTTTATTATCTTTGTGGTATAAAAAGAAAAGCGAAAGCAAAGGTGCGGCTAACACCTTTGCGCAAGTCTAAAAGAATTTTAAGAAATTAATCTTTATTCTCAATTTAAAAGACTTGTAAGTTACTACGAACTCAATCATCGCTTTTCTTTTTTTACAAAGAACTTTGCAGTCTTCAAATCTGCATCATTGACTTTCAATGACAGCGCAAAGATAGTAATTTTATTTGTTTTATACAAATATTTTACTATCTTTTTTTGTTGTTTTATGTTAAATTTTAACTTTAAATAAATCCTGTAATCATTTATTTTTCATATATTTGTGGAAAATAAAACTATGAACGCTATACAGGAAATTGAAAAATACAAAAACGAGAGGATACTCCCAAATATTGAGAAATTCAATGAGGAATATATCGTAACTGAACACCAAATTTTCAAGAACAAATACCGCTATCCTGATAGAGAGGTAACCTCTGATTATATTGATGAAAACGGAGATAAAAAAATCAAAACAACTACTATTCCGCTTAATAGAATTGGGCTTCCTTACCAAAAGAAAATAGTAAGCATTGCAACTACCTTTCTATGTGGAGAACCTGTAAAATACACCAACAACACGCAGGACACTAATCTGTTTGATGCTTTTATAAAGGTTTTGGATAAAAACAAAATGAAGTTCACAGATAAGGAAATCGTTACCGCTGTGGGTAGATTTACAGAATGTGCAGAGCTTTGGTATCCTATCACAGAGCCTAACGACCATTACGGATTTAATTCTAATTTCAGGCTTAAAGCAAAGGTCTTAACTCCTGATAAAAACAAACTCTATCCTGTATTTGATGACAATGATGATTTAGTAAGTTTCAGCAGGGAATTTACCAAAGATGAAATCAAATATTTTGAGGTCTATACCAAGGATGAAATCATAAGGTTTGAATATAAAAATGAATGGGTAGAGATAGAGAGGAAAAATAATCCGATAGGGAAAATCCCTGTGGTATTCTATAAGCAGGATGCTGTAGAGTGGGCAGATGTTCAGACAGCAATAGAGAGATTAGAACAAATCTATTCTTATGCAGCAGAAAGTAACGACCGCTTTGCTTTTCCTATCCTAAAATTAAGAGGTAAGGTAGAGGGGCAGATGAGTAAAGATAAATCAGGCAGGGTTCTTCAATTAGGGGAAGATGCCGATGCTGATTTTGTAACGCCATCTAACGCAAACGAAAGCCTTGCAAAAGAAACAGATAGATTAGAAAGGGATGTCCACGACTTTACAGCAACACCTAATATTTCATTTGATAAAATGCAGGGATTGGGCAATATGCTGGCAGGAAGTTCAGCCGAGTTCTTATTCTTATCCGCCCACCTTAAAGTAATGGAGAAAATGGCAATCTATATTCCAGCGTTCCAAAGAAGAGCAAGTATCATAAAATCTTACCTTCAAATGATGAATGTAAGCCTTGCAAAGGAAGATTTGGATGTAGAACCAGTAATCACTCCTTTTGTTATCAATAACGAGGCGGAATTTATCCGTTTCTTGATGGAGGCAAACGGCAATAAACCTATCTACTCTCAAAAACACACAATGGAGCGAGCAGGCGTTAAAAATCCTGAAATGATGATGCAAGAAATAGAAGACGAACAACTCCAAGCCACAGAAAAACAAAACGAAAAGCAATTTTTATAAAAACTAATTTGATTTGAACCATGATAACTTGCACCGTATTGCTACGGAGCATTATATCCGTGATGTAGAGAAAGCCTTTCAAAAGCTTATCTCTCAAACGGCTTCTGCGGTGGTAAAAACTAAACTCAAAAAAGAACTATTCCAGTTTAAAAAGAATCCGAAAATAACAGAAAGGATAGCCCAAATATTATCCGAATACGAAAATAGCCTTTTAGGGATTATCTCTACAGGTTCAGCAAAACAATGGAATTTTGCTAATGAAAAATACAATTATCTGAAAGCCTTAACGCTGAATAGAATAGCTAACAAAATCCCAAAAGAAGTGTTCCAAAAGGAATTGCTAAAAGTTGCAGCAAACACACAAAACGCAAGGGCTTTATTGTCTTTTCAGCAAAGGAAATCAAACGGATTTACGCTTTCTGATAGAGTTTGGAATATCACTAAACAAGCCAAAGAAGAACTGGAATTAGCTATAGATTTGAGTCTTACAGAAGGACAAAGTGCCAATACTCTTGCAAGAGCAATACGAAAACACCTTAATAATCCTAATTCTTTATACAAGAAGATAAAAGACAAGCATGGCAACGCTGTTTTGCTTAACAATACAGACTACTATCATGTAGGTCAGGGAGTGTATAGGTCGGCATATAAAAACGCAATGAGACTTGTAAGAAACGAAATCAACACCGCATATAGAACATCTGAACAACTCCGAATAGAGCAGAATAACGACATTGTAGGAGTGGAAATACACCTTTCGCCAAGTCATAGAATTTATGATATGTGCGATGAACTGAAAGGTGTGTATCCCAAAGATTTCAAGTGGGACAAATGGCATGTGAACTGCATGTGCCACCGCAGAACCATTATGAAGACCGATGCAGAGTTTATCCGTGAGCTTAAAAATGGAGAAAACCTGCCGCCTGAAACATCAGAAAACTTTGTGTCTGATGTGCCAAAGCAATACAAAGACTGGATAAAGGAGAATGAGGATAAAATGCAGAATTGGAAGCGCAAGCCAGAGTTTATGGAGTGGAACGAGAAGTATTGGAACACGAATTTAGAGAGTAGAATATCTGGTTTAATAGAAAAAGCGAAAGCATCAAACAAAGAAGTTTCTAATGTATTGTTTAAAATTAACAAAGACTTGGGAGGATATTCTACTCCAATCAATATTAAAAGTAGAGAATCTATTTTGCGTAAAGCAAAAGATGAATTGGGTGGAAATGTAGAGGAAATAAAAGATTCTATTAGGGCTACAGTGATACTACCAAAAGAAAAAATAAAAAACATTAGTGAATATTTGAAAAAACAGTTTATTGAGAATGAAGCTGTTTTTAGAACAGCTCTTAGCTCACATTTTAGGATAGCTGAAAAGTCTAATATAAAAACCAAAAATGGTATTTACGCTGAAATTCAATTCAATACTGATAAAATGATTTATGCTAAAGAAAAACCAAGTGATGCAATCCGTATCATTGGAGAAAAGAGGTGGCAAGAAATCAATAGAGAAGTGGGATTAGAAGGTGGATTAGGGCATAAATATTACGAAGAAATAAGAGTTTTGAAAGCTCAAAAAGAAATCAATATTGATGATTTAGTTAAAATAAAGGAATTAGAAAAATTGTCATTCAATTATTATAATAATTTTAGATGAGTAATCACGAAAAAATATTTGAAAACTACGAAAAATCAAAAGACACTTATCTTTATGAGGACTGGCAGGATGTTGTTATTAAAATCACTCGAAAGAATGATGAAATGGAATGTTTTGCTAAATTCAGAAAGAAAAAAGAATATTCTATTAAATGGGAATCAAACTTAGTGATGGAAGCTCGTATGAGTGGTAAATTGATTGATAAAGAAACTTATGAAAATTTTTAATTGATGTTAGAAAAAGCAGTACAAATAGCAGTTAGTGCTCATAAGGAGCAAGTGGATAAATCGGAACAGCCATATATTCTACACCTTATCAGAGTGATGGATGCAGGAGAAACGGAACAGGAAAAGATATGCGGTATTCTTCACGACCTTGTAGAAGATACAGACTGGACTTTTGAAAAATTAGAAAATGAGGGTTTTTCAGAAGAAATCATTTCTGCGTTAAAATGTGTAACAAAACAGGAAAACGAAGATTATGATGCTTTTATAGGTCGTGTCAAGACTAATCCATTAGCAATAAAAGTAAAACTTAATGATTTGAGGGATAATATGGATATTACTCGCCTGTTCTATATTACTGAAAAAGATAGAGAAAGGCTAAATAAATACCTAAAAGCATATCAAGAGTTAAAGTGTATAAGTTAGTTTTTTTTTATAATCTTTAATTAGGTTTATCACAAAAAATAAATTATCTTTGAAGAGATAACAAACCTTAATTATTATATTATTTTTTTCATTTACTATTCATTAGAAACAGCCTCCTTTATGGGGGCTTTTTTCATTAAAAAACCACCAGCAGAACTGGTGGCATAGTTAAGAAAAATAAAGTATAACAAAACTTAGAGCTTTTTGTTTAGAAAGTCTTTCAGCCATTTCTCGGCTTCTTTTTCTGTCTTTGGTGTAGGAACATCTACTTTTAGACTTTTAGGGTCGTTGTTCTTTGTTGTCATCGCCTCGCCTTGTAGATTTACACAAAAATAATCTTTTTCTATTTTTATTTCATAGAGGTTATGTGTTCCATAGTTAGTGAAAGCAAACCCTTTGTCCATCAAAAATTCTGAAAAATTAAATGTTTTATTCATGATTATAATATTTTTACTTTGCCATTGGATACTTCTGCTTTAAAGAGGATGATAACCTGTCCTTTGTAACTTGCTTTTGCTGTTATAATTTCTTTCCTCTTTTCTAAATCTAATTTGGTTTCTAATTGTGTTTTTATCTTAACCATTTTAAAACTTCTTCGGTTATAAATATTGGGCTTTTCCGCTGTTTCAAACTTGCATATCCGCCAGAGAGTAACTTTTCAGGGTAGTATCTTGATTTTAATAAAGCATAAACTTTTCTTCTATCCTGTCCTGTTGCTTCACAAAAGTCGGTTAAATTCATTGTTATTTTTGATGAAATGGAAACAAGGTAAGCGTATTTCATCGATTCAAAAACAGTCAAATAGCGGTTTTTAAAATTTAGATTTTAATTTGTGGGGCTAAAATACTTATTTTAAAATAAATAAGCAAAGTTATTTAAAGTATTTTTGAGACTAAATAAAAATCATAAATTCATGTTTGAACAAATCTTAAAGGAACTTAAAACTAAATATAAAGATTTGGGGTTAAGTGAAAATGTTTTGAAAGCTACTGCAGAGTTTTTAGGCGGAGCGGTCAAAGAAGAGAGCGAAATTGAATCCGCTGTTGCGGGGGTAGAGGGAATGTTGAAAGTCCAGCAGTCCATAGCAGACCAAAATAGAACCTACAAAGCCAAGATTGAAGAACTTGAAAAAAGAAAAACTGCTGAACCTGCTCCAAAAGAGCCAAAAGAAGAACCAAAACCAAATGAAGAGATGCCTGAATGGGCAAAAAAACTAATGGAAGGCTTCACGGCAGTATCCCAAAAAGTAGAGGGCTTCGAAAAGGACAAGCAAAACTTAAGCAACGAGCAGAAATTGATTTCTAAACTCAACGAACTGGGAGTAAATGAAAACTTCTATAAACTTCAAATCGCAGGGAGGACTTTCCAAAACGATGAAGAAATAGAAACATTTGCTAACTCGGTAAAAGATGCAGAGGCTGGTTTCCTTCAACAACTAAACGACACAAAATTAGGAGATGTAAATCCTCCAAGTTTTGGCGGAAAAAACATCAAAGCAGAAGAGATAAGCCCTGATGTTCAGGCGTATATTAAACAAAAAACTCAAAACAATGAAGGGAATTAACACAGATTTCAGAAAGGGAAGACAAATCGTTGTCTTTGACCAAGTTGATGCTACCATTCCGGGCGGAGTGCATATTGACAAAACAGAAGCATCAGCAAGATTTACAGATGGAATTATTCCAGCTGGGACAGTAGTAGTTCCGCACACAAACGGAACTTATAAGCCGATAAACGCTGCGTTATCTGCAACGAATGTAAAAGATGCCGTAGGGCTTACAATGTCTGATATTGTGATAGATGACTATCCATTAGTTTCTATTGTAGTAGCAGGAATAGTGAGAGTAAATGCTTTGCCTGATAAAGAAAAAACAGGGGCTGCTTTCTTAAAGACAGCATTGCCAAGAATTACTCAAATCTAAGGAGGTAAAAACTAAAAACCATTTAAAAAACTAAAACATGAGTGTAATAAACGCAAATACAATTATTCCAGAGTTTAGAGAGGCGGATATGGGAGCAATCCTTAATTCTAATCCGCTTGGGAATTTGCAGGTTTTCAACTTTTTCCCTACAGCTTTTAGCGCAGGGCTGACATTTGGAAACTTGGAGGGAGAATTAGGAGCAAAAGTAATGGCTGATGTGGTAGCATTAGACAGTAATGTTCCTTTAAAAGGGAGAGAGTTTATCGAAAAGGTTAAGGGAGAAATTCCAAAGATTGAAGTAGGTAGGTCTAAAAACGAAAGAGATTTCTTCCGTATCAATGAATTGAGAAACGCTGTTGCTCTATATCCTAATAATGCTAACATCAAAAGCCAGCTTATCAATGCTATTTATGATGATGGTGTTTTTGTAGTGGATGCTATCAATGCAAGATTGGAGCATATGGGTAAATCGCTATTGTCAAAAGGTCAATACATCGTAAAGGATGGAGTGAAAATTGACTTTAAAGTGAAAACAGAAAATGCATCTTTGGACTGGTTCTTACCTGCGAACAAGGATACATTCGACCCTATTGAGGATTTTAGAAAAGCACAGGCAGAAGCACTTAAGAAAGGATTCCGATACACTACTGCGGTAATGGATTTGGCAACTTTCAATCAGTTTGTGAAGTCTAAAAAGGTAATTGCATTTACAGCATCTTTTGCGCAAAATGCATTAGGAATTTCTCAAGAGCCTACATTGGTTCAGTTGAACACAGCTTTGGCTGCTCAAAATTTACCAACGATTACCATTTGGGAAAGTTATGTAAACGAGGAAGCGAAAGATGGAAGCATCACAGCTACCAGCGGTTGGGAACTTGGAAACATCCACTTGGCAACTTCAACAGATTTCGGTGCTACGCAATATACCATTTCACCAGAAGCAGGAATCAACCTAAATGAAACTTCAAAAACAACTGTTAATGATTTCATTTTAGTGTCTGTATTGGGAGAAGCAAACCCAATGAGAGTACTTACAAAGGGGACAGCATTTGCTACGCCAGTGCTTAACAACACAAGACAAAAACTTATCTTGAAAACTAAACTTTCATAATGAATATAGGGGATTACATTAAGGAAAAATTGGCGACTTGGTCTGTGGATTTATCGGCGGACAGAATAGATGCTGAACTTGAAAGAGTGGGGCTTTCTTCTTCTGATGTGGTAGGGAGAGAGACTAATTTGGATTTGTTTTTCTACAATGTAATCCCTGACATTATGATGCAGCCAAGCAGTATTTCAGAGGGCGGTTATTCTGTTAGTTTTGATAAGGATGTAATCAGAAGTTATTACAATTTTCTTTGTGGGAAATTGGGTAAACCTAACATATTGGAGCAAAACAACAGCATAAAAGACATTACAAGCAGATGGCAGTAAAGCAATATCCATACAGACTAAAAGCGCTAATTCATTCTGAAGGATATTTTGATGAGTCTACGGCAGAATGGACAGAGGGAGCATCAGAATGGGTGGATTTTGGAGTTTGCCGAGATGAAGGTTCAACATCCAAAAAACAAACCGAAGATAGCGAGTTTTATATTCAAACTTCTGTAATATACGCTCCGAAGTCTATTAAAAACATAGATAAAGGCGCAAAAGTGCAGGTTTGGAATGGGGAAGAATTGAGATTGGAAGGTAATGTCGTGAATTTTACAAAAGACCAATTACACACAAGGATATGGCTATAATACCGAGGTTTAATATGGGAGATTTTGAAAAGATTTTCCAGCATGCAGAAAGCCAAGCCGAGGAGCAGTTTATCAGAATCCTTAAATGGGTAGGCGAAAAGGCTGTAAATGAAGCGAAAGAAAATGGAAATTACCAAGACCACACGGCTAACCTCCGTAACTCTATCGGATATGTAGTTTCAGTAGATGGGCAGGTTGTGGATGAGAACTTTAATGCTTCTAAACACGGCACAGAGCCAAGTAATGAAGACCCTTTAAAATATGGCAGAACTCTCGCTGTTGAAGTTGCTCAATCTAAAAGAGGAATTTCCCTTGTGGTAGTAGCAGGTATGAGATACGCCTCTTATGTAGAGAGCAAGGGCAGAGTAGTTTTAACCAGCGCAGAGCAGTTTGCTTCCCAATATCTGCCTAATTTATTAAAACAATTAAAATGAAGAAGACAGTATTAGATGGCAAACAATGGATTTTAGACCTGCTTTTAAAGGCTGGAATAAACAATGTTATCAGTGGTAAAATCTACAAAGATAAGCGCCCTGCTGACAGCCAAAAAGAAGATATTGTGATAAACTCCCTTACAATGACTAACCATTTTTTGCAGAATGGAGTTTTTAATGTGAATTGCTATGTTCCGATGATTGAAATAAAGGCAAATAATGGGATAACCCAAAAACAGAAGAACGCAAAACGCCTTAAAGAAATTTCTGATGCTGTTTATTCTGGATTGAGCGAGGTTTGGGAAGATGAATTCAATCTTGAAGTTGTTAATCATCAGGAATTTGAAGAAGATAATTTTAACTACTATAATTTTAGAATAAGCCTAAACGCTTATTATTAACCAATAAACTAATAATCAATATATTATGGCAAAGGAAGTAAATATCGGTATTGCTTCAATAAAAGTTGGAGATATCGCCTCTGATGGAGGTATGGGAACTGTTTTGGCACCACTGGGAGAAACAGCAGAAGACTCTTGCAAACTTACATTTGGTGACCAAGAAGAAACGGCTTTCTATGTGGAAGAGCATGATAACCCTATCCATGTAGAATACAAACAAGGAGATGTTGATTTGACATTCAACATCTATGAATATGATTTTGACACTGTGGTAAAAGTGTTTGGGGGAAGCGTAGACTCTAATGTTTATAAAGCACCTGTAGTGCCTGTAACGATTGAGAAATCGCTGGAACTAAAACCAAGAAAAGGGAAAACATTTAAATTCCCAAGGGTGTCTATCACGGCTAAATTCACTTCTGACATTGGGAAGAAAAACCTAATGGCAATAGAGGTAAAAGCAAAAGTTTTAAGCCCTAAAAAAGAGGGAGAGCCAAGATTTACGCTAAGCTAATTGTTTTTTTAATCTTTCTTTAAAGCCTGTCTGCGAGTTTATCAGGCAGGCTTTTTTTTAATGTAGATATGAACGATAAAAAGTTAGAACAAGAAGAAATCAACCTGCTTTTAGATAAGGGTTTTGAAATAAAGGTTTGTGTTTTAGGAATCAAGAAAACATTTAAATGCAAAAAGATGAGTTTAGGGCGAATGCTCAAACTCTCAAACATATTCATCAAAATGGAAATGGATGAAGAACTATTGACATCAGGGAGTTTTCAGGAGCAAATCGCTATGCAGTATCAGGCGGTTAGCAAGAACACAAAGAATGTAGCAAAGGCAATGGCGGTGTGCTTTGCAGATAATTTTCTTGTCAGAAAGTTTTTAGAATGGTATTTCCTGAAAAACTATACACCTAACGAGCTTTTAGAGTTTGCTCAAAACCTTTTAAAGACTGCTAATTATGCAAATTTTATAACCTCTATCGCATTGATGAACGGAAACCGACCGACCAAAGCAAATCCGATAGAGAAGAAATAAAATCTATCTACGGCATTATGGGGCAGATATGCCATCATTACGGCTGGACATTAGATTATCTGCTTTGGGAAATAGACTGGCGTATTGTTCAAAGAATGCTGATAGATACTCCATCTTATGACTCGGAGAAAAAGGAGGGGAAAGAAGTAATAAAATACGAAGAACAGACAGCGGAAGAACTGGAAGAGTTATTCAATATGTATAAAAACTAATAATCAATGAACACAAATCAAGGGGCTTTATATTTCGGTGCTGGAATAGACATGAACGAATGGCGTAGAAGCATCACAGAGATGCGCCAAGATATTTTAGGTCTTACCCAGCAGACACAGAGGGAAACCCAGCAGATGGACAGCGCTTTTAAAAATCTATCAATAGGTATTGGGGCTTATTTTTCTGTTCAGGCACTGCAAGGTTTCACTCAACAGCTCATCGGTGTAAGGGGAGAGTTTCAGAAGACTGAAATAGCCTTTGGCACGATGCTCAAAAGCGAAGAGAAAGCACAGGCTCTTATGGGGGAAATGGTGGATTTGGCAGCGAAAACACCATTTGGATTAACAGATGTTACCGATGGAGCAAAAAGGCTTTTGGCGTTTCAAGTTCCAGCCGAGCAGGTGGTAGATACACTTCGTAGAATGGGAGATGTGGCGGCAGGACTTGGCGTTCCTATGGGGCAGTTAATCCATGTTTATGGACAGGTAAAGGCACAGGGTAAACTGATGACCAATGACCTATACCAGTTTATTATAATGGTAATCATTGTATATTATTAAAAATTAACTATTTTTGAAACACCCACAAACACGCTGAAAGCGTGGGCAAATGTAAAATAATGTATAATGATGTAAAATATTTTTTACTAAATGTTTACTAAATGTTTACTAAAAATTAAACTCTATAAAACGCAATGATTACGATAAAATATATTATTCAGTCTAAAAGGAAAAACGCCCCTATTTATGTTTATTTGAGTTCGGGGCGTGGGAGGTTATTTAAGCGTAGAACAAGAGAAAGTATAAACCCCGACTATTGGAACACCAAGAAAGGGGCTATAAAAAACCTTACATCGCTAAAAGAAGCCGACCTAAATGCGCTAAATGAAATAACGGATAAACTTAACCGCTTACGGGCTTATTTATTCCGAGAGTTCAGCAATTCGCCAAGTGGCGAAATTACAGGGGACTGGCTCACAGAGAGAATAGAGGATTTTTATAATGGTAAGAAATCAGAACGGCTGGACTATTTGAGCGAGTATTTAAACTATTACGAAACAGAATATTTACCAAGTCAGAAGACCATGCACAAGGTCAGAAAACAAAGGTTTAGAAATGTTATAAAAAGACTTAAAGATTTTTTTTCTGCGGATTTGTATAAGTTGAGAGTAAGAGATTTAACGGCTTTAAAACTCGGGCAGTTTTCAGGGTATTTGGAAACAAAGGGATTAAGCAGAAACACAGCGATAGACCGCATTATTTTGGTTAAATTTATGCTTAAACACGCCCCTAAATTAAATATAGAAGTTTCTAGGGACTTATACGAATATCAAGAAAAATTTAGCAAAACTCCTACGCCCTATTTAACGACCGAAGAACTAGAAAGGATTAAGAAACTGGATTTGCAAGATGAAAATTTAATCATTGCAAGAGACTGGCTTTTTGTAGGTTGTTATACAGGTCAAAGAATAAGCGATTTTATCCGTATGAGTAAGGAAATGATAACCACCATTAAGGGAAGAGAATACATTGTTTTAACCCAAGAAAAAACGGGCGCAAATGTAATGATACCCTTACACAAAGAAGTAGAAGAAGTTTTGAGCCGTTATGATGGCAATTTTCCACCTAGGCGGGGACAATCTACAAACCATGATACAACCATATTAAACGATGGCATTAAGGAGTTATGTAGATTAGCAGAAATAAACAGATTAGAGCGGGGGCGTATTTATGATAAAGAACAAAAAAGATATATACACGGAACCTATCCACTTTATCAAATTGCAAGTAGTCACATTTGTCGCCGTTCGTTTGCCTCTAATCATTACGGCAAAGTTCCTACGCCAGTTATTATGAGCGTTACAGGACACAAGCAGGAAAAAGTTTTTTTAAATTACATTGGGGTAGATGACAGCACCCTATCAGAACAAATTTTTAATTATTGGGATAAAATTTAAGGTTATGGAATTCTTAATAAAACCAGAAGCTATGCAAGAAGCATTGAATATTATTAATGCTACTCTTTCAACAGAAGTAAAACGAATAAATCTAACAGATTTCGTTATATTTACCAGCGTTATTGGGCAAAAGTCTTTCAGGGCTAAAATATATACCCACTTTTGTGAGGCTTTGGATAATGGATATTTAGGCGATATAAAAGACTTTTTAAGAGAATGCATTAGCCTGATTACTTACGGGCTTAATTGGGTGCGTATTATGCTGACAAAGGCAAAAGATGAGGTAAAAAACATGCTGGAAGAGTTGGAGCGGTGCGGAGTGGAGAACATGGAATATATAACGGAACAACTTAACCGACTAAGAGCAGAAGAAACGATAAATAAAAACCCCGAAGAAGCCCCGAAAGTCAAACCCAAAGAAGTGATAATAATTTTAGACCAGTTAGGGGTATTAGATAAAATGCAGGATGAATTAGGCAGCGTAAATGAGGTAGCAAGAACGCTAAGCATGATAACAAATATAAAACAGCAAACAATACAATCATACATAAACCCTATTTTACAGGGTATCCCTGATAAAACAAATAAAAACAGCCCCTATAAGAACCCTAAAAATATTATAAACGCAAAGAAGTTATTAAATATAAATTAAAATCCTTTATACCTTAAATACCCTTGAACCCCTGCAATTTTGATAGTTGCGGGGGTTTTTTATGTCAATTAGTGAAATTATGTATACCTAATTGTTACCTAACCGAAATTTGCAGAATAACAGAAGGTATCGTGGCAGGGTAAAGAAAATGTATACATTACAATTACATAACCTCACCTTTGTGAAATAGAAGTGCATGAAACATAAAACATTGATTTACAGCGATTAACGCTACAAAGTGAAAATTATGTAATACCTAATTATTACCTAACCGAAATTTGCAAAATAAAAATAAACGCTATGCAAAAAATACAACTTATAGGGGTAGACCCTGCAGAATTTAAACAGGAAATAGTAAACGATTTAAGAAATCAAATTTTGAACGATTTGAAAGAAGCCGTAAGAGAAAAAAGAGAAAGTTATTTAACCCCTGACCAAGTTTGCAAAGAATTAGGGATTTCTAGGGGAACAGTAAACAACTGGGCAGATAGAGGAATTTTAAAGCTCTACCGATTAGGAGGGCGAACCTATTTTAAATTTTCAGAAATAGAAAAAGCAATGACAGCAGCAGAACACTAAAAACACAACCATGGAAACTAGAAAAGCACAAAGAGAAGCATTTGTTCTGATAAGTCAGAATTTAACAGAGCACCTTTATAGGGCTTTAGATGCGGTGAAAAAATTACAGCCATGCACTTACGAAGAGGTTACCCAATATCTTAAATCTACTACGAGCCAAAGCACATCAAGGCTTAACGACCTTTATCATTTGGGACTGATAAGAGTAACAGGAATGACTGATGATAAGCCGAGAAAAAGCATTTACAGGGTTAATACTCCCGAAGAAGCCAAAGCAACGCAAAACGAATTATTAAAACGCTATCGGAGTGAAAGAAACAACCTTATAAATGGTCTTGGGCTGGTAAAAGACCACGAGGCGATAACATTATTAACCCTGCAAAAGGTTAAATATTTCACTAAAAAAATAAAATTAATAAAAAGGTACAAAGTATGAATATAGAGGGTATTTTGGGCAAGGACTTACAAGATGGAGAACCTACACCCCTAGAAAATATTGTTTTTCCTTATGAGGTATTTCCAGAAGATTTAAACATGATAATAAACGAACTATACGACAAATTACAATACCCAAAAGAATACACTGCGGGAGCGTTGATTTTTGCCGTGTCTGTTATCACTGGAAACACGCGAAGAATAGAACTAAAAACAGGTTATACAGACAGCGCGAGTGTTTTCCTTATCAATGTAGGCCGTGCGGGAGCAAATAAGACAAGACCATTTAAGGATATTTTAAAACCAATCAGAAAAAAAGACTTCGAAGCCTTACAGGAATACAAAAGAAAATTACAAAACTACAAAGATGAACTAACCAGCGAAAAACCTGATGAGGTAAATTATATAGTTAGTGATTTTACACCTGAATACTTGATAAAAGCATTAAGCCAAAACCCAAGGGGCGTAAGTGTTTTTGTGGATGAAATATTAGGCTGGCTGAAAAATTTAGACAAGTATACAAAGGGGTCAAGTCTTGAATTTTATTTGTCTTTGTGGAGTGGAATAACCGCCAAAGTAAACAGGGCGACACAAGAAACCCTAAGCGTAGAGCGACCCTTTACCTCGATAGCGGGAACAATACAGCCCAGCAGACTAATAAAAGAATTTAAAGACAAGGAAGATAACGGGTTTTTAGATAGGTTTTTATTTATCTATCCTGCTAAACAGGAAAAAGACAACCTCAACGAGGCGCCAGTAGATAAAAGTATTTTGAATAGTTGGGAGGTTTTAGCATCACAATTATATAGCAGCCTAGATGATGATCAGGAAACTAAATACACTACCTGCACCACAGAAGCCCGTAGAATGCTGATTAAATGGATTAACGACCATAAGGGCGAAAATGAAGATGAAAACATAACGGGGCTATTTCAGAAACTGCATTCATATTTATTACGCCTTACGCTGATAGTCTATATAATGGAATGGATAACAGGCGAAAACAAAGAGGGGGTAATAAACGAACAAACCGCTGAAAAAGGTATAAAGCTGGTGGAATACTTTAAAGAAACGGCGTTAAAGGTAAGGGCTGAAATGTATAGTAATGATACCTATTTAGACAGCCTTAGTGAGGACAAACAAGCCCTATATAACAGGCTAAATGAAAGGTTTAGAACCAGCGAAGCCGTAGAAGAGGGCGAAAAATTAGGGATGATTGAAAAGACCGTTAAAAGATTTATAACTGATAAACGACTATTTAAAAAGCTGGCGCATGGGATTTATGAGAAGAAAAAGCCTTAACCACTTTGTCCCTTTTGTCCTTTTGATGTCCTTTTGTAATGTTATGTAAATCAATAACTTAACCCCCTAAAAGGACAAAAAGGACAGAAAGGACATATACTAGGAATATTATAAAACATGATAATTATCATATAAATAGAATATTAAAAATAAAGAAATGAAAACGAAGACTTTAAAATTTTTTTTCGCCCCTATGAATGACAGGGTAAGTTATTGGGGGATTATAAAAGAAGTAGAGAAGACCTACAAAAAAACCCTTTCGTGGGGTATTTATCGGTTTATATGGACTTTTAGCCTCGTGATAGATGAAACTAAAGAGGCGGAGACAGTAGAGCGTATAAAAGCCATAGCAGAAAAACACAACGCACGATTAACAAACTATTATTAAAAAATGGAAAAGAAATTAAATTTATCCAGCAGTGCCCAAAGGTATAACCTCGCCAAAGTTTGCCCCTGCGGGAAATCTAATAAAGACGGGAAATTCAGCCCTGATAAAAATAATCCTGATTGTGGATATTGTCACGCGTGTGATAAGGCGTTTTTTCCTGAAACAGAAAGAGAGGTAATCCAGCAATATACAGCACCTACACCGCCGAGCGTATTGGATAGGGAACTAATACAGGGAGCATTTAGCAGGTATGATAAAAATAACTTTATCAAGGCGTTAAAAAGGATTTTTCCAAATAAAAACATAGAGGAAAAAGCAAAGGCTTACGGCGTGGGAACATCTAAACACTGGGACGGGGCTACGATATTTTTTCAGGATACAGGCACAGAAATAAGAGGCGGTAAAGTGATGCTATACGATGAGGTAACCGCTAAAAGAGTAAAAGAGCCATTTAATCACTTTAACTGGCTACATAAAATATTAAAAATAGAGGCTTTCAACCTCGTGCAGTGCCTTTTTGGCTTACATCTTACAAAAGACAATAATAAACCTATCGGAGTAGTAGAAAGCGAAAAAACAGCCTTTATTATGTCTTTGGTAGATGACAGGTTTATTTGGGTGGCCACAGGAGGAAAGGGAAATTTCAAATACGAAATGCTGGAACCCTTGAAAGATAAAAAGGTTTTTGCTTATCCTGATAGTGGAGAATTTGAATTATGGAACAGCATTGCTTTAAGGTTGGCTGAACATGGTCTAAATATAAAGGTTTCTAAAGAAATAGAAGCATTTCCCAAAGGAACAGATTTGGCAGATATAGCATTAGAAGAAGTAAAAAACAAACCTCAACCGACTACTGCGAAAGGTTATGATTTAGAAGCGTTAAAAGGATTAGCGGGGTGCATCATCCCTGAACAAGACCAGCGGACAGAAAAAGAATTTCTGAAAGCATTAAACCAACTGGAAGGAGTAGACCAAGCCCAAGCGAAAGAACTGATAAATAAAATGATTTTAAACGATATAATAAGTAGAACAAACCAAAAAACATACTACCTATTTCATTCAACACCTTTTTAAATAAATTAAATCAGATGATAACCATTAAATTTTAAATACATGAACAAAGTAAAACTAACAGAAGAAGACAAAAAAAGTCTTAAAATCCAAACACAGCAGGATTTAGACCTATTCGCCGAAAGTGTGAACAAATTAAGAAAAGAGGGAGGAGTGGAACCCTTGGAGTTTGAACCGATAAAAGACAAAGAAACTCATTTAATAACCTCCGAAGATATTCAGAATTATATTAACTCAAAAAAACAAAACAATGGATAAAATAAAACTAGAAACAGACTACATAAAATTAAACGAACTGCTTTATAACGCAAATAACACAGCAGAAACATTTAACAGCCTAAATGCTTATTATCAAAGCATAGAACTAAATCTGCCGACTGAAACACTTAAAAAATTCGTAGAAAGAAGATTAAGCCCCGAAGTTGTTCAAGAGTATGCAGATACTCAATTTACCGAACAAAATAAATATATGGCTAAATCTGCAAGGGAACACCTAAAAGCCGACCTTATGAGTTATCCTGAAGAAATAGGGAATAATATAAGTTTTGAATATGTAAACATTGATAAAAAAGGATACGCCAAATTAAAAGATGGAGCAAACGAAGAAATCGCCGAAAGATGTACTACCTATTTAACCGACCCTAAATAAATAGAACTATTCCAAAGGCACGAAAGAATAACAAAAGAAGCCCAAGAACTAGCAGAAGAATTAAGAGCCTTTAATAATACTCTGTTTTTAAGTGATATTTTATTTGATAGGAATTTACAAAAAAATACCTATACTAATTACGGAAACTAAACACAGCCCCTATAAAAGGGGCTTTTATTTAATCTCTAATTTTTTAGGCGATGAAGTATATAGATTTTAAAGGGTATATAGAAGACCTTAGAAGAATGGAAATAAAGGATTTTAAAAGATATTTAAAACAGGAAACGGATAATTTCGGAAACATCCACTGGACACGCCCGAGCGGAACCCGTGTTACAATAAAATTCCATCTATACACAAACGGAAGCACAGGAACACTTACCCTATATTACAGGCTGAATAACGGAAATGATGTTATAGAAAAAATAGGGCTGATTTCTCAACCATCTAATTTAGGTTGTGGCGTATGCTGGTATTTTATTTGTCCCAAAACAGGGAATAAATGCAGGGTATTATTTTTTCATAAAGGTTATTTTGTTCATCGTAAGGCATTGAGTGGTTTTTATTACCTCCAGCAGACCAAAAGCAGGAAGAACAGGGATTTATACAGCCGAGCAGTAAAAGACAATATAAACGATGAAATATTAGAGGAATATTATAAACCTTATCGGCGTATTACTTATGCGGGAAAATACACCAAACCATTTACCCGACTAACTAAAAGACTAGAAAAAGCAAACAGGGTAAACCTTAATAATATTTTTAAGATATAGCAAAAGGCGGAGTAAAACAAAATTACCCCGCCTCATTATATAGAGGAAACAAAAAAACCAGCCATTCACAAATTTAATAAAATAAAAATTACTGATTATTAATTTCCTTAAAACTATGATTTAATAAATTCTATATCCTTTTTGTCCTTTTAGGGGGTTAAGTTATTGATTTACATAACATTACAAAAGGACATCAAAAGGACAAAAGGGACAAAGTTATTTTATGATTTCTTTTGATATTTTATAATATTCTTAATGTGTTGCATTTTCTGCACTTTCTGCATTTTCATTTATAATTTATTGTTTTTCAGTAAATTACATTTGAATATTTTTTGCATTATCGTTGCACTTTGTTTGCATTTTCTATAAACTAAATTACTAGTATGTGGCGGAAACGGCGGAAATGGCGGAAAGGGTTTTAATGTATTATTTACCAGTGCTTTACAACGAAAAAAACCGCCAAATGCGTGGCGGAAAGAGTGGCGGAAAGAACATAAGAAAATCAGCACTCTAATTGTTACGCTGATTTTTGTCAAAATTATTGAAAACCCTAACGGGTGGAAATTTCCGCTGGTTGAATACCAAGACATAAAGGAGAAAACAATAACGACACCTTAAAAAGAAAAACAGCACCTTAAAAAGGAAAATGAAAAAACCCAACAATTAAACGACAATCGACCAACAATTAACCAGCACCTTAAAAAAGATATTATAAATAAGATAATATAAATAAGATATTTAATTACTCGTTGTGCGTTTTTTTCAAAACACACAAAAGCAATAAAATTAAAAACCCTGTTTTAGTTTATTCAATATTTCCTTTTTGGTTTGTTTTAATTGCTCTCGTTTAAAATTCTCTCTTTTGCTTTCGGCAATTTGGATTAGTTTTTCAAGTTCAATATCATATCCAAAATAAAACCCTCTTATGTTCCGTGAATAGTATTTTAACCCCCAGTTTGTCTCTAATTCGGTTATTATTTTATCACGATGCCAACGAGTGAAATTTAAACCCTTTTTGAGTGCTTCATATTCTTTTTTAGTTTCTTTGCCAAGCATACGAGCATAGAACATTGAATTATCTGTTTTTGCATATTCTTTTTTGCCTAAAATAGATTTTAACGCTAAATGAGCGAAAAGACACTCCCAATCAAATAAGGTCTTTTTATTCTTATAAAAATCCCAAAATATATTTTTATTAAGCCCTACAAAAGTTTTGTATTTTTGAGAATGTAAATATTCGCCCATTTCAAAGCTGTATTCAGGGTTTCCTAATTTTATGCCCCAAAAACTTGCAGAGCGTTTGAACCTTTGTAAATCGGTTTCTTCCATTATTTCGCCATCTTCATATATTTTCTCTAATTTCAAATAATGGTTATAGATATGATAATAAAGCAGATTGTCTAAAAATTCTTTTTTATCTTTTTTGCCAAATAGAATTCCCTGCATAAACTTAACGGGAAAATTAAAATATTTCATTATCTTTGTAGTGTATTTAGTCGGTTAAGGCGGAAACAGTGTTAATAATTGTTCCGCCTTATTTTTATTCTAAAACCTTTATAATTCTTTGCATGGTTTCCCTTACATTTTCATAAATAAGACTGATAAAGGCGGTTTTATCCTTTTCTATCTGTGCGGTTTCCAGTGCTTCATAATACCTTAAACGGCTTTCTGTATCGCCTTTTAGTATCGCAATAGGGTAGCCGTTTTGTAATAAAATGAGGTTCATTAAAAGGCGGGAGGTTCTGCCGTTGCCATCTACAAAAGGGTGGATGCTTACTAATCTTTCATGCATTTCGGCGGCTAACTCCACGGGGTGCATGGTTTCCCTGTTATCATTATAAAACCTCATCATTTCCGCTATTTCTTTTTGTAATTCGTAAGGTGGCGGGGGTATATGCTTTGCCCCTGAAATCATTACTTGAACTTTCCTATATGCTCCCGCATTTTCTCGGCTTATTCCCTGCAAAATAAGGGCGTGGATTTGTAAAATATCCCTTTCGGTAATAGTGTTTTTTTCTTTGGCTAAATCCTTAATATAATCAATAGCGTGGGCGTGGTTTATTGCCTCTAAATGCTCGTTCAGTGTTTTTCCGCCTATGGTTAAGCCTTTTTCTATTACTAACGCCGTTTCTTGGAGGGTTAGAGTGTTTCCCTCTATCTTATTACTTTCGTAGGTATACTCTATATCAAAAGCTTTGGCTACCTTATCGCTTTGGGTTTCCCGCAGGAGGTTGAGCCTTTCTTTTAGTTGGTCTATTTCTCTATAATCCATTTTGGCTAAATATTATTAAACCTAAATTATTTTTTCTTTTATTCCCTGTTGTATTCTATCTTTTGGAAATAATATTCCCGATTAAATTCAAACTGAAAGTAAGAAGATTTTTTAAAGTTCCTGTAATAATAATCATAGGTTCTAATCCCTTCTAACTCTTTCGGCAACTGATTAAATAAGTCTTTTAAATTGCTTTCGCAAATTAATACTTTGTTGCTTTTTATCAGCAAATAAATTGTTTTTATCCTATTATCCATAAGTAAAAAAGTGCTTAATATTTTATTATGCAAATATAGGTATTTTATTTACTGAATGGTAATAAAATTTTTCTTACTGAAAATCAATCACTTACATTTTAATTTAAAAAATAATGTTCAAATAATTTGCTTTATACTTATTTGCGCTCTTATATTTGCAATATAAAAATAAAAGAACAACAATATTTATAAACTTAACAATTATGAACGCAGTAGAATTTTCAAGAGGTATAAGAGAGGCGGTAAGCATCAATATAGAGAATAACAGCCAGTTTGATACTACGGTATTAGTTAGCGAATTTGGTGCGTATGCTTATGAGGTTAAGATTTACGGCGATGTAAAGGCATACGATGACTATGAAACTAATTACCACGATGTAGAGGCTGAAAGAGTGATTTTTGAACTTGAAACAGTCTACAATGAAGATGGCGAGGCGGTGGATTTATCAAGTTACGAACAGACTTTAATAGAAGATAATTTAAATAAAAATTTAAGTCTTGAATTTCATTAAATCAAAAGGGGCTTAAAAACCCCTTAAAAATCTATTAAATAAACTTAAACAATAAACATTATGAAAGGTTTCAGAAGTCAAGTATTTAAAAGGGCTTACGAGTTAGTAAAAGTAACGGGCAAAGGGTTTGCCGTGTGTCTATCCAAAGCGTGGCAGCTCTACACACTGGCAAAGCAAATGAAAAACCACGCCGTAACATTTTATTACAAGAAGAAAAACGGCGAATTAAGAAAGGCAAAAGGCACTTTAAGGGTAGAATGTCAAAATAAAACAGATAAGCCACAAAACCCCGCCGTATTCACTTACTACGATTTAGAAGCAGACGGATTTAGAGCCTTTCAAATTCAGAACCTCATCAAAATAGCATAATTTTAAAAATATAAATATATGAACAATCAAACATTAAAAGAATTAACAGAACGACTTCGTAACTATGATAGTTGTCACGGTGCAAGATTGACCGATTTATCAGACTTATTTATAAATTATTCCGAAGTCTTATACAGGCGTATTGATGAGGGCTATAAACATGATGCGAGAAATACCCTTGACCAGCTTATGAGCTTATTCTCGGTTATCATAGAGCAAGCCCCTGAAAATCTATTCAGTGACATAGAACGACTAATAAGAGAAATAAAATAAACTAATATTAACTAATATAAAACAATATAAAGAATGGAAAATACAGCATTATTAAACCAAGCAAAAGAAAGAGTAATAACAATACTATTAAAAGAACTTTCGGGGCTTTGTGATAGGGGGTATTCGGAGAGTTTAAGTTATTACAACAACTTAAAAACATCTGTAATATGTTTAGCAGACTTTCACGATGATATAAGATATTTACAGGACAGGATAAAATCAGGCGAAGCCAGTGAAAGGGAGTTAATAAATTTCATTAAAAACATGAGAACCGAGGGCTACGATATAACATATCTAAAAGATGTTTTTGATAGTTTGTATCAGGTAGATATGGTTTTAAATGTTATTGCGTGGGCATTACCGCAGTTGCAGACCATAGATTTAATAAAGCGTATCCAAGAAACAGAAAATGAAACGAATAATAAACACAATTAAGAAAATCAAAGCCTTTATATTTTTAAGGTTATTTTGAACAAGTTTACTAAATGTTTACTAAAATAAAAATAATTGTATTGAAAATCAATATTTTAGACTGAATTTAACGACTTATACCAGTTTATGAACGCTGGTATTCCTATGACTGCTGAATTAGCAAAGGTAATGGGTGTTGCTGAAAACGAAGTAAAAGACCTTATTTCTGCTGGAAAGGTAGGGTTTCCAGAGGTTCAAAGCGTTATCAATAACCTAACTAATGAGGGCGGATTGTTCTTTAATTTGATGGAACAGCAGTCGGCTTCATTATCTGGACAAATCGCCAACTTGGAGGATGCTATTGAGCAGATGTATAACAAGATAGGCGAAAAGGCAGAGGGCTTTTTATCCAGTGGAATACAGGGAATCACTTTCCTTGTAGAAAACTATGAAAAAGTAGGCGTAGTATTAGCGGGATTAGTTGGGACTTATGGAGCATATAGAGCAGCGGTAATTACCCAAGTTGCAGTAATGAAAATCGCTAATATCCAAGGGGTTTATGATGTAGCAACGAGACACCTGCAGATAGGAGCGACAATAAAACAAATAGCTCTACAAAGCCAACTAAATGCTGTTATGATGGCGAACCCTTATGCTCTTGCTATCGCTGGAACAGTGGGGCTTATAGCGGTGCTGTATAGTCTGGACACTGCATTAGAAAGCGGAGCGGAGAAACTTCAGAAGATTAACAAAGAAACTGATGATTATAAGAATGAGGCTCAAAATTTAATTGGGACTATTAAGAGCGAAACTGCTACTATCTACGAAAAGCAAGAGGCTTATAAGAAACTTTTAGAGATTGCTCCTGAAACTTTCAAAAATATGTCGCAGGAGCAGATTATGGCAATGAATCTTACAGAGGTTCATAAAAAGCTCAACGAAGAATTAGAAAAGAATCAGGGCAAAAAGATAGAGGCTACTCTGGAAGATATGAAGAAAGAGATGGATAGCCTTTTGAAATTAAAAGACTTAAATGTAGATGATGCAGATGGAAGGATATCAAGCAGGATAGAGGAGTTAAGAAAGGGGATTGCCGAAATAGAAAGAGCTGAAAAGTCACGAGCAGAGGCTATTATGTCCCAAAACGCTCCATTAGAAGAGCAATTAAACTATTGGAAAGATGAAGAAAAGAAGATAAATGATGTTATAGAGAAAATCAAGAAAACGCATCCTGAATTAGACACTGCAAAAGCGAAAGCAGGGGAAATTCCTGCGCAATTTGCAAAAATGCAGACGGCAATAGATGGGTTGGACTTTGCAGGGCTTATATCAAGGCTTAAATATGTTCAAAATCAGGCAGGTAGCGTTAAAAACGCTCTGCAAATGGGAGGCGAAGGTGCTTCTGAAAAATCTAAAAACGAATACAACAAAACCGATTGGGAAAATCAAAAGAACAAAGCACAAGAAGAACTTGCACAGCTGACAAGAACAGATATAGGCTCTTCAAAGTGGAATGAACTTTCTTCACAAATAAAGGAAGCAGACAAGGCGCTTGAAGCATATAGCATTAAAGCAGAAAAAGCAGAGAAACCTAAAAAACAATCAGGTGGAAGAAGTAAGGCTGATGCTCCATTAGCAGGTTCGCTTGGTGCGTTAGAGAGCGAGTTGTCTAAAATCAACGAGAGGCTAAATAACAAAACACTAATTTCTGATGCTAAAACACGAGCAACGCTACTTGCAAAAAGGGAAGCGCTGGAAAAACGAATAGCAGAAGTCAAAAAGCTGTATATCAAAAAATCTTTTGATGAAGAGATTGCCGAACTGGAAAGGCAGTGGAAGGTTCGCTATCAGATAGAAGCAAAATACGGAAAAGAAACGGCTAAAAATCAGTTTTCTGACCTGAAAGGAAAGAGTTATTTTGATGAGATTAAAAGCAGGTTTGATGCTTTGGACAAAAAGCAATTATCAGGTGTTAAATTATCTGATGATGAAATAAACCAGTGGCAGAAACTGAAAGAGATTTTGGATTCCCTTACAGGGGAGAAAGACCCTTTTACGAATTGGAAAGAGAGTTTAGATGAGCAGTTAAGCAGTATGTCTACTTTCTCTGAAAAGATAGGCAAGATAAAGGAGGAAATAGAAAACCTTACGCCAGAGCAAAAAAGTCAGGGCTATGAAGCAGAACTACGAAACAGGTTAGATGAACAGGAAAAAGCGTATAAAGAGGCTTACAGCCAGTTTTTAGAAGAGCATCAGACCTACAAAGAAAAGGAACTTGCCATTGTCAAAAAATATGCAGACTTGATGACAAAGGCGCAGACCGAAGCAGAGCAGAAAAGGGTAGAAGAGGCTAAAAATAGAGAGCTGGGAAGTTTGTCTATGGATATGTTTATGAGTGGTGATGAGTGGAAAATCGCTTTTGGAGAGTTAGAGTATTTCTCACAAGACACCCTTAAAAGAATTTTAGTTCATTTTAGGAAGTTTAAGGAAGAAAACAAAGAAAACCTTTCGCCTGATGATTTAGACCGATTAAAAGATGGCATCGCAAGACTGGAAACGGCTACTACAAGAAACCCATTTAAGGCTTTAATCAATTCTCTTAAAGAGTATAAAAGTGCTTTGGCAGAACAAAAGAAAGCCAAAGAAGAGTTTGACAAGGCGCTGAACAGCGGAAATATAGAGGCTGTTATAAAGAAACAGAAAGAACTTACCGAAGCAGAGAAAAAGGCTGCGGAGGAAAGGAAAAAATTAGCCAATGTTTTGAATCAAACACAATCTGCGTTCAATGATGCTATTCAAGGTGTTAATGATTTGGCGGATGCTTTCGGTGGAATGAGTGATGCTGCAAGAGATGCTATGGAAGACATTACCAACATCGCTAATTCAGGGTTGGACATGGCGAAAAATATCGCCAGCCAAAATTATATAGGTGCTGTGGCATCAGGTATCAAAATGATAGGCTCTATTTTCAAGGCTTTAAGTGGAGACAAGAAAAAAGAAAGAGCCATCCAAAGAGAACAAAGGGCGCTGAATAGATTGAAAACCGCCTATGAAGAACTATCCCATGCAGCAAACAAGGCATTCAATGCAAGGCAATATTCCGACCAAACGAACTTAATCAAAAATTTAGAACAGCAAAGAGTGGTTCTGAATAATATGATTAACGCAGAAGCAAGTAAAAAGAAAACCGACTGGGGAAAGGTTTCTGACTGGCAAGGACAGATAAGTTCAATTAACAGGGCTATTTCTGACCTGAAAGAGGGAGTGATAAAAGATGTTTTACAGACCGATTTAGCAGGTGCAGCATCAAAGGTCGGAGATGCCTTGGTGGATGCTTTTAGCCGTGGAGAAAACGCTGCTCAATCATTGGAAAAAGTAGCCAATGATATGATAAAAAACCTTGTGAAGAACCAGCTTAACCTGATGTTGCAGAAAAGAATGCAGGGGACTTTACAAAATCTATTTAAAGCCACAGGACTTAATGAGGACGGCACAGGAGTATTTAAAGGCTTATCCAAAGAAGACATCGCAAGATTTAAATCAGAGGTTAAAAGCGCAGGAGCAGGAATGCAGTCTTTTTTAGAGGGGTATAAGGAGATTTTTGAGGGAGTAGAGAGCAATGATGATAGTCTGAAAGGCGCAATAAAGGGGATGAGCGAGGAAACAGCAAGTGTCTTGGCAGGTCAGTTTAATGCCATTAGGATAAACACAGGCGAGATTTTAAAGAATCAAAAGCAAAATTTAGAGGCGATGAAAAACTCTGTTGATTCCCTTGTTAAGATAGAACAGAATACATTTAATCTGTTTCAAATGAGAAAAGATTTATCTGAACTTAACAGCAAGGTAAAAGGAGATGGAAGCCTTAGAGCAAGTGGAATTTAATAAAAACCAATAATTATGAATGACATCATAGAACACGCAAAAGCATTGGGATTATGTAGTGAGTGGTATGAGCAAATGAAAGCCAAGCCGACACTTAAAAACCTTTGCGAAATGTATTTCAAAGGAGATGACTGGGCGAAAGAACATGACTTCCCTAAACTGAAAGATTTGAGAAAATATCGAGATGAAATTATGCAGTATGGTCTTTATACGGACTTTTCAGGAATATTAGAAAACATAACTCATCTGGCTGTTTTCGGAGACTCTAATGTAGAATTGGTGTACAACAATTTTGAGGTTGCTCAAATCATCATCAGACACAATTCAAAGGTCAAAATCACAGCGAAGGACTATGCTATTTTGTCGGTTGATGTTTTGGATAATGCTCAAGTGGAAGTAGAAGAGTTTGATAATGCAAAAATCAGGATTTATAGAAAATGAGTGAAGTGATTTACAGCCTAAATGGAAAGTTTTTCAAAGATTTTGGGGTTTATATTTCAGATTCCAAAGGGCTTTTGGACAAGCCTAAACCCAAAGCAAGAAAAACCTATGATTGGGCAGAACAACACGGCAGGCAGATAGACCTTTCTCCTGCGAAGTATGATGAGCGAGAGATAGAGTTAAAAGGCTGGATAAGAGGCGAAAATTGGCATAAAACAAAGGCTAATTTTGATAATCTTATGTCGGAATTTGACAAGGAAGGTCTTGCTCGGCTGATTGTAGATTTTGGAAAAGTCTTGGTTTATGATGTCTATTTGTCTGATAGTATAGAGCTGAATAAAACGATAAGAAACGGCGAAATTATCGGCTCTTTCACTTTGAAGATAAAAGACCCTAACCCTGTTAAAAGAACCTTTGTTTTAAAGGGAAACGCCTTGAATATGGCTTTTACTTCGCCTGATTGGGTAGTTTTAAATATTGATGGCGTGGAGGAAAACCTAAAAGGCATTGTTAATATCAATAAAACAATACCTAACAGGGTTTTATCAGGTCAGAAATACACAGGAGCGAATGCGGAAACCACGCATTACATCACTATTTCAGGGAATATAGACCAAATCACAGGACTGACAACAAACAGCGAGGAAGTTTGGAAACAAAAAGAAAATGTTCCGATTCCTCCAAAGAATACAGGGGCGTTTTCAAAAGGGTTTAATAAAGGATTTAGAATATAAAAAACAATAATCAATGAGCAGTATAATAACATTGGAAGAAATCAACCAACTTCTTCCCGACAATAATAACGGAGAAATTACAGAAGAAAAACTCCGAAAATGTTTTGAAAAAACTTTCACTGAATTAGACAGGAAAGCAGACAATGGAAGACTTGGAAGTATGCAGAGTGAAATTCAAAACAGAGCAAGTGTAGACGCTTCTAATATTGAAGCTGAAAAGTTTTATGAAGCAATAAAACCATTTATTCCAGCATCCAGCGGAGGAGGAACTGCTGATATATCAAAAGCAGAAGTCACAAAAATGCTGAATGATGTGATAATAGGTGGGGAAAATTTAGTGAAAAACACTTTAACTCCTATGCTTGGTGCTAATGATACAGGAACAGGAACTTCTGTGGTTATGGAAGATGCAACAGGAAAGTTTACAAGAGTTACTCCAGCCAGTGGCAAGGCTGTTTCTCTGTATGGGTTTAGAATAGAAGGTTCTAATGATGGTTTTTACTCCAAATCCATTGATGTTCGGCACTCACACTCTGGAGCTGTAATGATTTGGAACAAAAGTGTTCCACCAAATAAATGGACAAGGATAAAACTGGAAAAAGCCACAGATAGCGAATTTTTCTTATTGTCTATGACTACTCCAAATGTGCCTTTGGATATCAGAAAACTGAAAATAGAACATGGCACGAAGGCTACCGACTGGCGCCCGAATACCGATGAAATAATGGTAACTGTTTCAGCTTCAAAAATTGATAATGTATTTAATCAAAATGACCTGACAATTATTGGAGAAAATAATGGGTCTAATGATAGAGCAATATACAATATCCCTAACTTGGATTCTATCACAGCGATTCTTGACCTTCATTTTATTTTTTCAGACGGAACAAGTGTGGCATTACAGGGGGCAAAATCGGTAATGCTTTCCAGTGGCAAAAAGGGTATTCCTTTCCACAGCAGCATTGCAAACGGAAAGAGTATTTCAAAAGTTTATTTACGAGCAATTTTAAAATAATCAATAAAAAATAAAATCATGAATCATTGTATTTCAGTAAAAACTAACAAAGAGTTTTTCTTCGGAGGAGCGAAGATAGGGTTTATCAAAATGACCATAGACAGTATTACCAATCTACCAAAGGAAAGGAAATACAACCTGGTTATTACCGACAGCTGTTATAAAGAAGTTAGCGAAAGGCAGCCATTTGCTCAAGAAGACGGAAGCGTAGAAATGAGAGATGTAATAATTCAGAGAGAGATAGGCTCTATTGTAAGGGAAGACTTGTCATTTGGCTATGAGCAGTTAAATGCTTTGGCTCAAGTTTTAAAAATTGACAAGAGCCAATTTGAATCAGAAACAGACTATATCAACGAACTATTCAGACAGGGGCTTTATGTAGTGACAATTGAAGAATGCAAACAGGGATTACTTGGGGTAAAAGGAAAAGGAAGATATCAAACGGAAGCAGCCGATTGGTCTATTGTAAGAGAATAAGATATGAAAGAGATAGTGAATTTTTTAGTTGGATTGGTGTTGTTCCTATTGGCGTGGGCGCTGTTTCTTCCGATTTCGTTTCTCAATTTTTTTATAGTTGGGCTTAAATTCAAGGATTTAGGCTATTTCAAGAGTTCGGCGGTCAATTTAGACCGTTTCGGAAACTCTGAGTTCCGAACTCTTTTTAACTTGACTTTAAAGAAAAAAGAAGGCTATAAATTTGGAAACATGGAGGAAACTATCAGCTCTGTTTTGGGCAAAAACCAAAGGGATAACACGCTTTCATTTGCTGGCAAAGTGCTGGTATTCATTCTTGACACGATAGACAAAAATCACTGTAAAAAAAGCATAAAAGAATTTTAAAAATGAATATAAAAGAATTTATTGTGGACAACCTGGTGTTGTTATACAAAGGGAGTTTTTCGCAGAAGTTGTTGGCATCAGCACAGTTGTCACTAGCGCCAGCGGCAGCACTGACTCTCACGGAGCGAATTAGTGGATGGTATGTAGAAAGTGAATTTTTCCTATTCTGCTTGTGTGTGGTTTTAGCGATAGACCATGTTTTAGGCAGTTATGTTCATTGGAAAGTTCACAACGATTTCACTTTCAAGGAAAATCTGAAAGGATTGATTACCAAATTATCTATCCTGCTGGTGGGCTTTATTACCTTATCAGTTGTAAATAAAGTTCTGGAACCGATAGAGTTTTTCAAGAGTTATTTCAGCGTGTTGGTTCAGCTCATGGTTATTCTCTATCCTGGTTCTTCTGCACTTACGAACATGTCAGTTCTTACTGGGGGAAAATTCCCGCCGAGCGGACTTTTGGATAAAATAAAAAACTTCCACAATAGTGGAGATATTGACGACCTAAAAAGCAAAAAAGATGAAAAGTAAAATCAGCCACAGAATAGGATTCTGGCTCCTGCTTGCTTGTCTGCTATTGTCCATGGTAAGCTGTGGGAGCCGAAAGGCAATCCTAGAAAAAGAGAAGTCAGAAATCAGCATTCACGAAACTGAAAGAGAGAAAAAAGATTCCACGGGAATTTCCCAAACTAGGGAACACGAGGAATATAGCAGTATCAGTATGGATTCTAGTTTTAGTATTACTCCGATCGGGAATACACCTGCGGAATTTTCATTTTTCTACAATGGTAAAGAAGTCAAGGGAAAGACTACGGGGAAACTGGATTTTAATAATAAGAAAGATTTGTTGAATAAAAAAACTGACACCTATAAAACAGATACTGTTGCAGTTAGCACCGATAAAGAAAAAGAAACCCAGACTAAAGCAAAAACAGAAACTAAATCCAAGCAGACCGAACGGAGGGAGAGCTGGTGGGTTTATTTCGTAATATTTGCTGCGGGAGGTCTATGTTGGGAATTTTTGAGAAACAAGATATTTTAAAATTTAGATTAATGTATGGTATTAATTTGATATGTCTAATTGCTGCATTGTTCTTTCTAATCATGAGTACTTCTGATAAAACAGAACTTTATGATAGGAGGGGGGTGGATGTGGAGCTTGAAACAATGAAAACTATAATGTATATAGTATGTTCATTGATTCTTATTGTGTGTTCAGTAAAAGATTGGAGTAATAATTAAATTTATAAAGCTATGTGTACTACATTAGATGCCTTAGGGCTTATTTTCATCGGAATTGGGATTGGTTTTGCGCTGACCAAAGGCTGGCAGCTTCATAAGTCCATCTATGATAAAGCTCGCAGAGATGCCGAAGAAACCGAAAGAAAAAGAAAAGAAGAACAAAACCAAAATCCGTAAATATGAAAACAGTATCCCATTTTAGAAACAGATTCGGGGTTCCCAATCCTGCGGGGGCTGGTTATTTGGTAACCATAGACCTGCCGTATCCTATGCGGTTGGCTTGGGACAAAAACCAAATAGTAAGAAAAATAACCTGCCACAAGGAAATAGCAGAGCCGTTGAAAGCCGTATTTTCTGATATTCTGAAACATTACGGACCAGATAAAATCAGAGAATTGGGCATAGATATTTTTGGAGGCTGTTTTAATTTCCGAAAAATGCGTGGGGGAAGTGAGTTTTCAGTGCATTCCTGGGGACTTGCTATTGACCTTGACCCTGAAAGAAATCAGCTGAAAGAAACAGCCAGAACAGCCCGTTTTGCCCGACCAGAATATAAAGCGATGATTGATATTTTCTACAAACACGGCTTTATTTCACTCGGAAGGGAGAAAAACTACGACTGGATGCATTTCCAGTGGGAAAAATTTTAGTGAAAAATGAATCAAATCAGCGTTCCAGACTGCTGGGAGGAGCTTACGGATTACCAGCAAAGAGAGATTGTCCATATCATCAGCCATACTGATACGGAAGATTTTACCGAGCAGTATATGCAGATAGTGCAGATTCTTTTGATGAAAAAAGGAAGTATTTGGGAGCGTATTAAGATGAGAAAGGTTTTGAAAAACATACCGATTTCCAATTTTGCTCCAGCTCTTAAATTCATCTCCGAAGAGCCGAAACTGCATCATTTCCCAGAAATCAAAGGCTTGGTAAAACCTGCCGTAAGAATGGGGGATATTACCATAGAGCAGTTTTCTGTCTGTGATACCTTGTTCTATCGTTACCAGACCGAGAAAAAAGAGGTGTATCTCCGTCAGCTGGTGGCTGCATTATATCGGCTGGACCCGAAGACCGAAAGCAGAGAGCCGAAATTTGATAAAAACCTGCTTCCGAAAGTTGCCGAAATTACAGACAAAATCGATGTAAAGGAAGCCGAGCGGATTGGCTTTATCTTTGGATCGGTGAGGATGTATATTGCCAAGGTGTATCCGAGCATTTTCAAGAGCGACACGCCACGCTCAGAAGATCAGCCTGTATTTATTGCCAAGAAAAAATTCACTCCATTTTCTCAAATTGTAGTGATGATGGCGGCAGATGAACTCCGCCTGCTGGGGAACCTGCACGAGTGCCAGAAAACTCTGCTGTATGATTTCATGAATGCATTTTTGGAGAGTAATAAAATTCATAAACTGAAAAACAAAGCATAATGAGAGGAACATCTTATTTAGAGTTAAAGAATTACTTTAACCAAATCGTGGAAAAATCTGAATTCTTGGAGGATTTTATTGGTTATTTTTCAAGAGAGTTAAGGAACAAAGAGCAGAGTTCCAGAGGAATTCAGTTTCCGTGTCTGGCTCTTTTTAATTATAATTTTGGGATTGAAGGGGAGCAGATGGCGACTTCATCAGCAGTGCGAAATATGAGTTTCGCTATTCTTCTGGACGCTCCAGCAGATGATTACGAGAAACAATACGAGGCGATAGACAAGGCAGAAAAACTGGCTTTGAAAGTAGCATCACGAATGCGCTTTGATGCTAATAGACCCGAGCATTTCCTCTACGGCGCATTTGTGAAAAACAGCATAGAAGTCCGCCCTGTGGAACTGGATATAAGCAGGCTCTTTGGGGTAGAAGTGAGTTTCCAGCTGAAGAACATTCAGTCGCTGAAGCTTGATGCTGATGACTGGAACGATGTAGATAAAGTATGCTAATAAAAACAGTTTAACACCCAACCTAACAATCTTATCACCCAACCTCATTGGCTTAACACCCAAGCTTGATGAACTTATCACCCAACCCACAGCGAGAACATGGCAAATTCTCGCTGTTTTTTTTTCTACAATTGCAGTTTTAATTTAAAATATTATATTTGCAAAAGGAAAAGATATTAAATATGGATAAGCGAACTCATACAATGTTAATTTCTAATAAGAGGGTTTTCTATAATCCTCAAAAATATCTGCAGTTTTTAAAATCTAATCAAAATAAAATACAAGCAGTGAATATCCGCCCTGCAACATTAGGGAAAACGGGGTTCGGAAGTATAGAAGTAGAAATGAATACAATCTCTAATGAAAGAAGAACAATCGCTATCTAATAGAAAAAATATTGATACGGAGAAAATACTCCAAGCACTGATAGAAAGCCAGAATAAAAAAATAGAATTAGAGTCTAAAAACCTTGAACTTCAAAAAAAACAGTTGGAGCACTCCAGCGAATATGCTATGGCTGCATTAAAAGCCCAGCAAGAAGATAGAGCTGATGAACGAAGTAAAGACATAAGTGTTCAGAGAAATCTTTTCATTATCATAGGAGTAATTTGTTTCGGGGTTCTTGCTTTTGGTGGTTTCTGCCTTTATTTTGATAAAGATGATATATTTAAAGAATTGATTAAAATTATAGGTTATTCACTAATTCCTTCTGCAGGAGCATATTATTACGGACTTAATAAGGGTAAAAATAATGCAAACACCCTTAATTCACAAGAAAATATAACGGAATGACATCATAGTTTCTGTTAATGAAATAAAAACAGCGAGAATTTACCACATTCTCGCTGTTTTTTCCATATTATTTTCGATTTGGAAAAAAAAATCGTGTTTTTTTCAATAAGAAATACACCCTGCACCAGCAGGGCTTTTTTTATTATCTTTGTGGCTGAAGAAAAATTTGTGCTGATATGGAAAACAAAATTTTGGAGATTCTCCATGATAACGAAGGGAAAATAGATAAAAGAGTTATACTTACCTTGTTAATGGAGAGAAGCAGTAGTCGTACCATAGATGTTCGATTAATTTTTGAAGAATGCTTGAAAAACTTGGTTAATCATAATTTAATAGAACGACAGGGAGATTTTATAATTCTTACTTCGAAAGGAAAAGAGATTAGAGCCATAGAGGAACTGCAAGTTTATGAAAATGAGCAGGAAAGAAAAGAAAAACTAAAGGAAGCTAATGATATAGCCAGTTTATCGAATAATCTTTTAACGCCTTTTCTTTCGGCTGTTGCCTTGGTGGTTTCTATTTATTCTATTGTTGGAAATAATACTGAAACCAAAGAGCTAAAAGCAAAAATAGAACATCTGGAGCAGGAAGTAAAACAACTAAAACAGCCTAAAACACAAAAAAAGCACCAGCCCAGCCAGAAAGACAAGAACACCAGTAACCAGAAGTAAAATATTCTTGAATACACAAGTAAGTTTTTTAAGTTCCTCAAAGGTGTGATATCCGCCTCCTTCATACATTTGTTTGTAGAATTTCTTATCCATGAGGGCTTCTTGGTATTCTTTTTCTAGTTTTTCGTATGGTATTTTACTGGTTTTCATATTGTTTATTTTGATACAAAGATAAAAAATCCCTCCTAAAATGGAGGCTTTTTTTATTATCTTTGTGGCTGAAGAAAAATTTGTGCTGACATGAAAGATTTTTATCCATGTAATGAGGATTTTAATAAAATTCTCGGTTTAGGTTTTTATGATGATATCAAAAGAACTGATTATCATTTGTTTTTAAAGGGGGAAGTTTGTGGAATATTTAATATCTCTATGAATGAATTGGATGTTCTTATTCAAAAAATAGAAAGAATATCCAAAAGAGATGGATTCAAAAAGGGGTTTGAAAAATCATTTTTTGAAGATGAAGTTTCTGTTCTGGGAATGTATTTGCTTTGTTATTACAATGAAGATAGTGACAATAAATTATTTGAAAAATATAAACCACTTTTCGTAGAGCAAGGATTAAGGTTCGCAATCAAGCTTATAGGAAATATTCCATCTGACAAAACAGAAAATCGTAATAGACGAAAGGGAACTATGCCTGGTGTAGATTATGAAGAATTGATAACAATGAATTCTGCAAAAAAAATCTCTCCAGACTTAAAAAAAATGAAAACAGATGTAGAAGATACTTCTCATTTTTTTTATCAGAAAAAAGTAGTTATTACAGGTTCTTTTGACAAATTTCCTTTAAGAGAAGAAATGGCTAAACTGCTATATGAAGTCGGAGCTGATGTGAATTCTGCTATTTCAAAACGAACAGATTATGTAATAATAGGAGAAGATGCTGGACCGAAAAAATTAGAAAAAATAGAAGAATTGGGAATTGAGACTATTGATGAAAAAAGATTTTTAGAAATTTTTAATTTATAATGTTTGTGCAATAAAAAATCATTTGTATATTTGCAGTGTCAAATAGAACTATCGGAATAATCCGAAATAATTTAACGATTATATAATTTACGCCTTGTGCGTGTGGTTACAATCCTTTATCCGATTGTTCTGTTTGACGACGCCACACAAGCGAGGCGTTTTTTTGGATAAAATTTAAATTTGTTATAAAATGTCAAACAGAACAACAATTGCACAACCTGTGAAGCATAGTAGCAGAGTGCATAGAAGAGTGAAAAAAAATCTAATAGAGCCAGTAGACTTTGCGGAAGTTTTCGGGGGAAGCCTGCAGATGAAGTTGGTAGGAGGGTGCTACTACTGCGGATTCCAAAACGAGGAGCAGAGAGCTCACGCCTGGGGCAGTTCCTTTACTAGAGCCTACAGAAATATGCTTAAAAACTTTCACGAAAAATATATGATATGAAAGGGAATAAAGAATATATAGAGGTTCAAGGGGCAAAACTCACAGAAGAATGCCTGGAATATATCAAGCTGAACCAGCAGAACGAAAGCTTTGGCTTTAGGGAGCAGCTGGATAAGATAAACACTTATCTCAATAAACTCCTCACGGCACATCTTTATTTAGAAACCGAGGAAGAAAAAAAAGAAGTAATGGATGTTATCTACGGACTTATTTTTCTTCGAGATGATATCAATAAGTTTATACTATAACTTATGGAAGATTACAAAGAAAAGATAAAAGAGCTGTTTCTGCGGTATTACAGAAACATCGGCGAGGAGGAGGAGAAAACCTATCTCTCCACCAAGAGGATCTTAGAAATGGTGGGGGGGGGTAATTCCTTCAAAGCCTATCAGCGAGCATGATATCTATGAATGCATGACGGATATGGGCTTTTACCAAGAGTTGGAAATTATCTACGGACAAATATGTATCTTTGAAGGAGATAAAGAAAAAGGCATTCCTGCTGAATATGACAGAGTCGAAGTAGACCGAGTATTCAAATGGGTGGTTTTTGAAAAGAAAAACGGAGTATAAACTTTCGCCCAGTATATAGAATGAAGACTATTGCTGGGCGTTTTTTTTGTTGTAAATTTGGGATATGGAATACAGAGATGAATTAGAAATCGCACAAAAAGCAGAGCAGATGCTCACGGGTGCTATTCGTAATAAAACCAATTCTTTTGCGGACCACTACAACGGGAAAAAAGAAGATGAACCGAGCCTAAAAGAGGCATCTGCTAAATCCTATGTAAAAAAATACGGCAGGAAGAAAGACGGGAACCAGCAGATTTTCTTACGCAGGCTGGTTATTCGTATGGCTCGGCATGGATTTGTCCAGCATTACGGAGTCAATAGTCTGCGTGCTGGTGGGTTTAGGAAATCCAAATTGGGGAATTCATATCACTATGATGCCCACGATATGGAGATGAGAGCCCAGCCATTCATAGGAGATGCTATCAAACAAAGTGATGTAGTAGAGTTTGTTTCCCAGAATGTAGCAGAACTCAGAGCGAAGAATTTCGCTGAAGAGCTTATATTTCCACTTTCGCATTTTGCTAAATGAAAATAATTACTTAATTTAGAGGTATGAAAAACACACAGTCTTTTTTACTAATGCTCCTTATCTTCCTTGCTGTTGGAGGAGTAAATGCTGTTTTAGGACTTTTGGTTCTTTCTTATGCGTTGATTTCTAAGTTTTGGTTTGTTATATTATACATTCCCTCTCTTGTTCTTTTGGGTGTGCTTTTTAGTAGGATTAAATTTCCAAACACTATTTACAGAATGGGAGGCTGGAGTTTAGTAGTCGGTTTTTTAGGGCTGCTGGGAATAGTTTTTTACTCAATTTTTATTGAAAATATAGATGAAAAAGTGCTTTATATATTTGTTAGTATAGCGACTACGGGGATGATTATTACTTATCCTTTTCTTCAAACAGAAAAATAGAACATTCATAACATTCACATAATTGAACAATGGCGGACTGAGTTTTCAGTCCGTTTTTTTGTCCTTTGGAGAGAAACAGAAAAAATCAATCTTTGGGAATTAAAGATTGAACATGGCAAAGAATGTATCTACAACAATAGTTTTAAAGGTAAACGGAAAAGATGTTGAAAATTCTTTCAGTGGGTTAAGCAAGGAAGCCCGAACCTTGGAGAGTGAGCTTCGGAAACTCACACCAGGAACTGAAAGGTTCATGAGAAAAGCTGCGGAACTCAAAGAGGTAAAAGAGCATTTTTCAAGAGTAAAAAGTGAGATTGATGCTGTAAGCGGAAAGCTAAAAGAGTCAGAAGGCTTTTTAGGGAAATTTCGCTCCAAACTTTCTGATATAGGACTCAGTTTTGGAAATCTCGGTGTAGGTTTGGCTGGTCTCCATTTGAAAAACACAGCAGAAGAACTACTCAAAGTATCTGATGCTATGGCGGATGTTCAGAAGACTACAGGCATGGCACTGGATGAAGTGAAACAGCTCTGGGAGGCTTTCGATGATATGGACACCAGAACCTCCAAGATGGACAGGCTCAAGATTGCCGAAGTGGGCGGTCGGCTTGGTGTTCCTAAGGAGGAAATGGCATCTTTCGTTCAAGAGGTAGACAAAGCATATGTTGCCCTGGGAGATTCTTTCGACGGCGGTTTAGAGGGCGTGGTGGATTCTTTGGGAAAAATCAAAGGATTATTCGAGGAGACCAAAGGGCAGAGCTATGCCGATGCTATCAATGGCGTAGGTTCTGCCTTGAATGAACTTGCTGCATCGGGAACAGCCAGTGAGGGGAATATTTCAGATTTTGCTCTTAGAATAGGTGCTTTGCCCGATGCGCTCAAGCCATCTATTGATAAAGTCTTAGGGCTTGGTGCAGCGTTTGAAGAATCTGGGGTGGATTCTCAGATAGCGGCTTCGGGATATTCTAACTTTATGAAGGTGGCAGGGGAGAACATCGGACTGTTTGCCCAGTCTATGCATATGTCCACGGCGGAGGCGAAAGAATTATTTAATACCAATCCAGAAGAATTTTTCTTAAGATTTTCCGAGGGAATGCGTGGTGTAGAAGCCACAAAGACGGTTGAGATTTTTGACAGCCTTGGTATAAAATCACTGGAGGTTCAGAAGGCAGTCGGTGCAGCTGCCAATAGAACCGATGAATTCAGAGCTGCTATGGAAAGGTCTGGCAAGGCAATGGCTGACGGAACTTCCCTTTCAGATGAATTTAGCAAGAAGAATAACAACGCAGCCGCAATAGTGGAAAAGCTGAAAAATGCTTTTGCGGATATGTTTACTTCTAATAATATTATCAATCTTTTTGAGGATGTTATCCGTGTGGTTGGCTTCATTACAGGAGTGACCAAGGAGGCAGGAGACGGCATAAGGGAATTTAAAGACAGGCTTGTTTTTTTAGCAAAAATCATCGGGGTGATGGTTACTGCTATGGTCAGTTACAAGGCGGCAATGTATCTCATTGCTCTTTCCACACAAAAAGCCTACCAGCAGACCATTCTTTATAATGCAGTCCAAAAGGCTAAAATGGTGATAGATAATGCAGCGAAAGGCGTAACCTTGCTATATGCAGCAGCAAAGGCTACACTTTCGGGAAATACTGCTGGAGCAACTGCAGCAATGAGAGCCTTTAATATGACTACTAAAATGAACCCGATTGGTTTATTAGTAGCGGCGGTAATGGCGGCAGTGGCAGCATATAAACTTTATCATAAGGAAGTAGATGCATCTACACAAAAGCAGAAAAATCTAAATGATGCTTTTGTAGAGGCAGAAAAAAGCATTGTTTCTCAAAAAAATGAGCTGGACCAGCTTATGAAAACTGCCAGAGACGAAACTTTATCCAAAGAACAAAGGCTGGAGGCTATTAGAAAACTCAACGAAATTTCTCCAGAGTATTTAGGTTTTTTGAATTTAGAAAACATCAACACCAAAGAAGCTGCTGATGCAGTTAAAGGATATACCGAACAACTCCTAAAAATGTCAAGAGTAAAAGCACTTACAGCCAAAATGGATAAAATAGGAGAGCAGATTATTGATAAAAAGAACGAATCACTGGGTGAAAACCTTGGCTGGGTCGATAAAGCTTCCAATGCAATAAGTAATTTTTTTGGAGGAAAAGATGTTGTAAATCTTGACACAAATGAAGATGTTCAATACCAAAAATGGCTGAAAGCCGTAGGAAAAAAACGAGCAGATGAGTTAAAAAAAGAATATGCTCATGTTTATGAAAAAAGAAAACAAGATGTACAAAGTTTAACGGACCAGCAGAGGGCGCTTGCAGATGAGATAACTAAAATACAAGGAGAGGAGGGTGGAACCGCTCCTGCTTCTAATAAGCCAGTAAATAGTGCTGTTGCAAATCCGACAAAAAACAAGACTCCCAAAAAGAATTCGGGAGAAGATAAATCTAAATCTGCTTATGAAAAATCATTAGAAGATAAGCGTAAATATGACAAAGAGCTTTTGGATGCTCATAGAAAATACGAAGATGAAAGGGAAAAAATTCAGCTCGAAGGTTATGAGAAAGAAAAAAGACTTTTGGAAACCGAGCACAATCGGAATTTAGAAGATATCGAAAATCAGAATAAAGAAAAGAAAGATGCTATTGCTAAAGTAGAGCGAGAGATTTCTGATTTCCAAAAAGCAAAAGCAGGTGCAAGTCCTCAGGCTCAGAAGAATTATGATGCTGCGATTCAGAATAAAAGAGAAGAAATAGCAGTTATCAACTCCATTATTGCGCAGAATAATAAAATCAAAGAGCAGATGGAGCATACACATCAGCTGAAAATAAAAACGATTGATGAAAAAGCAGAGCTTGAAAAACATCAGCGTGATATCACGAACCTGCAGAAGGAGGCGGCTCTTGTTCATGAAAAGAATGAGAATGAAATCACAGAAATTAAAACCATGGCAGAGGCAAGGGAAAAACTTGCTGAAATGGAATTTTTGAAACTCAGCGATCAAGAGCTGAAAAACATTCATACACTAGAAGACGCCAAAAAAGCATTGAGAGAAAATGCAAACAGAGCTGCACTGCAGGCGCAGATAGAGCTTTTCAAAAAAGAGCAAAAAATATTGGAGGACTTACTCAGCAATCCAAATGTATTTTCTGAAAAATCAGTGCAGGAACTTAAAGAAAGAATAGCATCCATCACGACAGAAGTCAATAAGCTGAATGCTGCCAAGAATGGAAATGAAGTAGGTGATGAATCCCAAATTCAGAAAGATGCCCGTAAGGAAATGGACAAAGTCGATATTCTTGGGTTTTCGGTTACCCAGTGGAGCGATACTTTCAAAAACCTAGACACTACCGAGCGCAAGCTTCAAGCTGTAATGATGGGTGTGCAGGCGCTGAAAAATGCGTTTTCTCAGTTTTCCGAACTTCAGCAAAGACTTAATGAGCGAGAACTCAGAAGTTTTACCAAAGGGCAGGACAACAAGAAGAAAGAGCTTCTGCGACAGCTGAATGAAGGCTACATCAACCAGGAACAATATCATAAAGGTGTCCAGCTATTAGAGGAGGAAACCGATGCGAAGAAAGCTGAACTGGCAAACAGGCAGGCTAAAATCCAGAAAGCAATGGCGATTGCACAGATTGCTATCAATACAGCACAAGCAATTATCGGAATATGGGCGCAGGTTCCTAAGTTTGATTTTGGTATTTCCGCTGGGGTTCTTACTGGTGTGGTGTCGGCTTTGGGCGCTGCGCAGATTGCAGCAGTTCTTGCTCAGCCAGACAGTTTCGACAAAGGTGGTTTTACAGGTGGAGGCTTCGGTTCTCCTGATAGTTCTGGATTCAGACCAGCGGGAATAGTCCACGAGAACGAATATGTCACTCCTAAATGGATGCTTCAGAATCCAGTGGTTGCTGATGTAGTAGACTGGATGGAAAGTATCCGAACAGGGAGAACTCAAGCACCAAGAGGCTACGCAGAAGGAGGTTTTACGGGCGGAGGACAGACTTCTGGAGGGGATGTTCAGACTCCTGCAACGGCTCAGATGGTTTTAGGAGCAGAAATGCAGCCAATTTTATCAGACTTGAAACAAGTTCTTTCCGAACTAAAAGAAAACGGAGTAGAAGCGTGGATGGTAGAGAATGCCGAAAATGGTAAAAGATTGAAAAACGCAATAAAACAATTTGAAAATATAGAGAAAAGAAATGCGAGAAAATAAAAATTCTTTCCAAAAATTCAGGGTTTTTGATAACGACCCGATGAATAAGCTTTGCGACCAAGTGATTTCCTTGGTCGAAGAGTTGACAAATGAAACGCCTGCTGTGTGTGGTTCTGTAGCGAAAGTGTTCGGGGAACAGCTGCAAGAAGACTACACGCCGAAAGATGTGGATTTCGTAGTGAGCAGGTGGGCTTTCCGCCAATTGCTATGGAAAATTCCTACTGAAATTACAGGCGTAAAAATGATTGAGCAAAATCCCAATAGAATAATTCTCTTTACGAATTATCGATATTGTATAGAGATATGGGTGCATAATGCAGTTTCAGAAAAAAGAGAGTTAAAAAAATACCAAAACGAAATTCTTTATACAGATTATGGCAAAGAAAATTAGATTAAAAAAGATTGCGGTTTGTGATAATTGGCAACTTACCTCGCAAAATGGTTATGAGTGCGGCGGATACAAACAAGAAGACGCTCCTTTGGTGGAGTGGGATGTGAATCCTCCCACTATTGTTTTTGAATACATCAAAGGCAAGGGAATGCCCAGCCAGCAGACCAGCAGGCTGACTTTCCCAGAACTAGATTTGTGGAATGATGCTCCATATAAGAAGTTTGTCTATAAAACTCGGGTGACTTATAACCTTGGAGCATCGAACTGGTTAAATGTCAGCACCAAGGAAAAGATATTTAGAGAGGGAGGAAACACCGGAAAGATTAACCCACGCCAAGCAGATGTTCTTTTGGATGTTACAGGACTTGCGGGACTGAGTGCGGGAAGATATTCAGCATCTATCATCTACGAAGCTTACGGGATAGATGACAGAGGCGGTGAGCATTACATAGAGCCGAGTTCTGTTTCTGTGACTGTTAAACTAGAAGTTAAGCAAGGGCAGACTTCTCCATCGGATTTGGTGACAGACAAGACCGATCTTGTTCTGACTTACAACAAGGCGACAAAGACCCTTAGTGGAGATACCAGGTTAGAAGTCCGCACTACGGAGCCTATTACTTTTAATATTACTCCAGATTGGGAGTCTTTTTATCCTTTTTCTTTGGATATTTTGAAAGAAACTGATAAAAGTGTTATACAAATATCAAAGTCTGCATATTCAGACACCACTCCAGTAGATTCTACTTATGAATTTCATGCAGAAATAAAAGCGGGAGGAAAGAAAAAGACGATTATAATTTTATTCAAAACTATTTCGGGGGAAGTAGTGAAAGATTTTGATTTTTCTCCAAGAATTTTTGAAGATACTTTAATAAAAGGGGTAGATTCTGCAAAAACTTTCACTGCGGATATAGTCAATCCAAATAATTTAGAAATCAGCGTTTCTTTAAAACCATCATTCATAGAAACTGCTGTAATAGAAGGTGGAAAACTGAAAATTACCACAGTAAAACCAGAGAGTCTTGCTGTGGGAGCTTACAGTGGAGAAATACTGCTTTCAGCAGGGACAATAGAAAAGAGTTTTTCAGTGAGGCTGAAGATAGCAGAGAGTTTAAAATCAGATTTTAGAGGCGAAGCCTATTATTTTGCTCTGGACAAGAACAAGATAAAGATGAGCCAAAACAATCCTTTCTCCAGTTATGTAAAAATGAAATTGGAGATGTTTTTCAAAGGCTATCAGCAGGAATATCAGGAGGTTCAGGAGTATGAATATCTTTATTTCAAAAATGAAGTAGAGATTTTCCCTGGAGAGGAAATCCAAGACTTCTTTGCAAGATGCAGAGAGCTTTATCCACTGAATGATGTAGGTTATCAGTATAGTTTTGCGCTGGTAAATATTACCATTACCGAGCATAATGCGGATGATGAACAGCTTTCAGAATACCAGATAAAGAATGTTTTCTTTGTTCCTGGCAGAAGACCACGATGTTTTCCATTATTTACCAATCATCCCATGCGCAGAACCTATCCAGAATCTGTAATCCGTATCAGTGCAGATGCTATTTCGGAAAAGGCAGAGTTTGTTCCGCTGATGAATATTTATCAAGGAGGAAAACCCGCTTTTGAGAAGAAAAACGAGGTTCGTTCTCATAATTTTATCCGAAAATTATTCACTGGAAAAGAGAATGAAATCATTACTGCTGGGGAGATTAAATATATTCCGTTCCCAGAGGTTGAAAATCCGATTCATATCTTCTTTGAAACGGAGAACTTGGTATTTGAGTGGTTCTCTGCTCACGATAAATACCGAATGATTTCGGAGTTTGAGCATTATTTTGATGCCGAAAATAAATTAAAATACGGCAGTAAAAGGAAGAAATCGCTTACTATCAATACAGGGTGGATTCTTCGGGAGGAAATTGCGCTGATAGACGACCTGCTGGGGTCTAATCTATGTTTTATCATGATTGGCAATTTAAGGCTGAAAGCCGTAGCTGTAGGCAAGAAAAACGAAATGTACGACACCAGCGAACATCTGTATCAGATGGATTTAGAGTTTAATGTGATAGATACCAAGTAAGTTATGCAGGACAAATTTATAACCAATGAAGGAATAGAGATTCCGCTGGACGGACTTTCGTTTAGTTTCACTGAAGAAAATCCAAGGTTCAAGGACAGCTTCTGGACCAACTACACTTTGCCCATAGAGTGTCCTTATACGGTGGAATTCCTTAGGAAAATAGGTCAGTTTTCTTCGCTTGACAATTCTAAACTTAAGCGGTTTCATGATGGGATCCATATTCACGAGGGGAAACGGAGAAAAGGAAAAATCGAGATTCTGGAGTTTGGGACAAAGTCGCTAAAATTTCAGATTGATTCTGGATTTGAAAACTTACCTAATTTTGACAAAAAACTAGCAGATTTGCCTCTGCATAATTTCGAAGTTCCAGACATCTACCAGCACGCCAATGAAGTCGTAGAAAAGAGTTATCCCGCATCAGATTATAATTTCCCAAAACTCTATACAGATGAATACAATCTGGACAGTGAGGAATGGAAATATTTCGATTCGATGATAAATAATAGAGTGCAGGAACAGGGAAAGGCTGAAAAGAGTTTCCCTAGAAATAGAGTAGAGGACGGCATGGATGTTTATAATAAAAACATCATCCATCCGATGCCTTACCTGCTGTATGTTCTAAAGGCTGGGTTTAAAGATGCAGGGTTCCAGCTTATGGGGGATATTCTTAGCGATGAGCATCTGCTACAGAGATGTATTTTTACTGATAAAAACTATTATACCACAGGAGACCAAAAACTACATAAACTCAGCATGTTCAAGGAGGAAGTATATTTGACTGAACGAACACCAGGAGGGGACATGTATGGGAAATGGAAAAAATCGGTGGTGATAGAGGCGCCAGGGAAATACAGAATTTATTTCAAAGTGCATAACGCATTGAAGGGCGCTGATGTTAATCTCTATTATGGAGGCAAGCATGTTTATTCTTTCGGTGCTGGTAATCAGCTCCAAGTGGTGGAGAATTTAAGCTTTGTTTTAGATGTCAGCGAGCAGGACGCTGTGGATAGAAAGGAATTTGTCTTTGAATATTACGGCTACTTAGAAGCTCCGCATTTGATGGATTCTTCTAAAAAAGATATAGGTCTGGCGTATATGGAAATCCGACCGATGAGACAGCACACCATAGAGGGCAATGTGATTCCGTATGTATTTAATTTTAACAGGGTTAATCTTAAAAAAGCAGTGCCAGATATGTCGTTCGGAGATTTGGTGACCATCATCAAGAACTGGCGAAACTATGACCTTACTTTTGACGGCTCCAAGGCTATAATGAACCTTATTAGAATTGATAAGAGCAAGGAGCCAGAGGATTTCAGAGCCTTTGAGGTAGAAAATCCTATCAGGAAATTTACTGATAAAGAGTATTTTCATTTGAAATTTCCAGAAGTAGAGGGAATGGAAAACAGAAATATTTTCTTCAATGAAAAAGGCTATCAGCTCAATCCTCATTTTGTGCCTGAAAATACTACAGAAGTTACTGTTAATGGCTTTTGTCTTCCGATGGCGTTTTTCCGTGGTGCTAATACAGCCAAGGCTTACAAGGAAAGTTCCTTGATGCTGGTTTATTACGCAGGGCTGGACAGAGACGGCGATAACCACGCCACGAATCCGAAAGGGCTAGAAGGAGAGGAGTGCGCCGAGCATCTTAAGCCCTGGTATATGAACAGGTTGTCTAACTTCAGCTACAAATGGACATTCATTGCGGAAAAAAACAAAATCCGTAAGTATGATATCCGCTCGGAAATTTTTGCCTACAACAAAAGGCACTGGATAAAATCCTGGGTAAAAAATTCCATTTCGGACAAGCACTATTCTATAGAGATAGAAACTGAAACTTATTAGTCTTTTGCTCCTATTTAGGGGCAAAAGTTTTTTAATCGAAGATGTTTGTTGTTAGTGCAGCTTCTTCATCTATAATATGGACATACTTCATTGTAGTCATTATTTTAGTGTGTCCCAATAACTTTTGCAGGTTTTCCACCTTTCCGCCTTTGATTAGGTAATTGGTAGCAAAGCTGTGTCTTGCTGTATGGAATGATATATTTTTTTTGATTCCACATATTTTAGCAATTTCCTTGATTTGCTTATTGATGTGAACTCCTGCTTTTTTTGCGATGAACAGCATAGGGTTGTTGTCTATTATTTGTCGGCATTTCTGTCCTATTCCTATGATTTGTCGCATTTTCGTTTTAATCGAAATAAACTCAAAGGTGTCAGCATTGAAGTCATCACGATTTCTTTCCATAACATCGGAAATTCTCAGTCCTGTATAGCAGGAGAATAGAAAATATCCCAGACTTAATTTCAAATGTTCTGGAATAAAAGAAGAATAGTAGTATTCCTCCATTTTCTTTATTTCTTCTTCTTTGAGCCAAATGATTCTTCCTCCTGTAGAACCGACCTTGACCCAATCCAAATTTACATAGATTTTTATTCCATTCGCTTTTGCCATACGAAGGTATTTCTTGATGATGCTGATATTGGTATTTACTGTAGCAGAATTATTTCCTAATTTTTTTAAATAGGATCTGTATTTATCGAACCAAAGCAAATTGATATCTGGAAAAGAGCTTGGTATTTTGGAGTTTTTGAGCTTATTGAATATTCCTTTATGTTTTATTATGGTAGATTCTGACAGGTCTTGGTCTTGGATTACATGTTCAAAGAATTGCACCAAATCATAACTTGGTGGTGCGTTTTTTAGCTGATTCAGAAACATATCCATTGTAAGTGGAGTTTCAGAAAGTCTGTGTTTGACGATGATGTTAGTGATTCTGTTTTCTAATTGTTTCAGAATAAGATTGTAATCATCTGCTTCATCACACTTGATAACTTTTTTCTTTTCTTTATCCCAGTGTTTTTCTTCTATTTTTAATAAAGTAGAGATTCTTGCTCTTTTTCCGTTCAATCTTACATTGAGATAAATAGGTGACTTTCCAGATTTGTCACTCTCTTTTTTTATAAAAAAATTGTAGTTCATAGCTGCATAGAGATAAGCAGCATCTTTTCCAAAGCTTATGTTTTCTATCATTTCAGTTATGTTTTAAAAGTTAAAACACAACCAGGCACTACTTTTATTTACTGAGTGACCAACATAGAGACCAAAACACAAAAAAAGAGGAATAATAAACCCTTAATAAAACCTCTAAAAATCAGTGATTTCGCAATTAAGTTTATTATTCCTCCTTTACTTAGTAGCGGGAGCAGGACTCGAACCTACGACCTTCGGGTTATGAGCCCGACGAGCTACCTACTGCTCCATCCCGCGGTATTGTTTTGCAAATATACAACATTTTTTTTAACTACCAAATTTTTTTGTAAAAAAAATGCATTTGAAAATTTTCAAATGCATTTTAATAATTGTTTTTCCTAACCTTTCAATACTTCTGCGATGATTCGGAGAACAAGCCCCACACCAAAACCTATCAATGCCATAGTACATGCAGATTTTGCTTTTACAGGTGCTTTATCTTTATTAACAAAATAAATAATAGCTCCTGCGATAGGAATACAAAATGAAAGTGCTTTCAGACCTAATTCCAAATCATCTTGATTCTGTGGTTGATCTGCATTAGGGTTTTGATTTAAATTTAAATCACTCATAATTAAACAAATTTTAAGATTAATTTAGCTATAAATATTCCTGTAATAGAGACCAAGGACATCGTTCCTACGCCTGCCATTAGCCCTGTAATTAGTCTTCTCATATTGGTACTTTCCTTATTATAATAGGCCTGAATAAAGCCATCCAAGTAAGTGGGGACTATCAGTAAAATAGTTATCCAAAAATTGAGGTATACTACATCAAACAAGAAGAATGGAAAAGAAAGATACCCCAGATGTATCCCCGTGCATCTTGCACAAACAGGAAATTGCTTTCCTTTCCAAAAGAAAGACCTTTCGGGTTTTCTATGGCAAAAGCTAAAATGAAGTTTTACTTTTTCTTTCTCTTTCATAATTATTTCACAAATGTAAAAAAAATTACGAAAAATATAGAATATTATAGAAAAAACTATTCTTTATTCATAGTAAAAATAAGATATATCAAGTCTATAAAAATGGTTTGAAAAAAAATCATTACTTTTGCCCCCGTAAAATATATATATGCAAAACATTAGAAATATCGCAATTATTGCCCATGTAGACCATGGGAAAACTACTTTGGTGGATAAAATCATTCATGCTACCAATATTTTTAGAAAGAGTGATGAATCAGGTGATTTGATTATGGATAATAATGACCTGGAGAGAGAAAGAGGAATTACCATTTTATCTAAAAATATCTCTGTAACTTATAAAGACACGAAAATCAATGTGATAGACACTCCAGGGCACGCCGATTTTGGGGGAGAAGTGGAAAGAGTTTTGAAAATGGCAGACGGGGTTGTTCTCTTGGTAGATGCTTTCGAGGGGCCAATGCCACAGACGAGATTCGTGCTTCAAAAAGCTTTAGAACTAGGGCTGAAACCAATAGTAGTTATCAATAAAGTAGATAAAGATAACTGCCGACCAGATGAAGTTCATGACAAAGTATTTGACCTGTTTTTCAACCTTAATGCTACGGAAGAACAGCTGGATTTCCCTACATATTATGGATCATCTAAACAAGGCTGGTTTAACACAAGTTTGACTCCTGCTGATAGTATTTTGCCTTTATTAGATGGGATTTTAAAACATGTTCCAGCACCAAAAGTAGAAGAAGGAGCACTGCAAATGCAGATAACATCGCTGGATTATTCATCTTTCTTGGGAAGAATTGCCATTGGTAAAGTTACCAGAGGTTCTGTAAAAGAAGGGCAGTGGATAGGACTTTCACAAGAAGGCGACAAAATAGTAAAAGGAAAAGTAAAGGAACTGTATGTATTCGAGGGGTTAGGAAAGAAAAAAGTAGAGGAAGTTTTTGCAGGGGATATCTGTGCGATTGTAGGTTTTGATGCGTTCCAGATTGGTGATACTTTCGTAGATTTGGAGAATCCAGAGCCGCTACCGAGAATCGCTATTGATGAGCCTACTTTGAACATGACTTTTTCTATCAATAACTCGCCTTTCTTCGGAAAAGATGGTAAATATGTGACTTCTAACCACTTGAAAGAGAGATTAGAAAAAGAATTAGAGAAAAACTTGGCGCTTCGTGTTCAGGGAACTGATGATGCGAATACTTTCTTGGTGTTCGGTCGTGGTATTCTTCACCTTTCGGTTTTGATAGAAACGATGAGAAGAGAAGGATACGAAATGACTATCGGGCAGCCGCAAGTTATCTTAAAAGATATTGACGGAGAGAAATGTGAGCCGTATGAATCTTTGGTAGTGGATGTTCCAGAGGAATTTGCTTCCAAGGTTATCGACCTAGCAACTCAGAGAAAAGGAGATTTGCATATTATGGAAACCAAAGGAGAAATGCAGCATTTAGAGTTTGAAATTCCTTCCAGAGGGCTTATAGGACTTCGTTCCCAAATGCTTACGGCAACGGCTGGAGAAGCTATTATGGCGCATAGATTTGTGGATTATAAGCCTTTCAAAGGTGCAATAGCTGGTAGAAACAATGGGGTTTTAATCTCTAAAAACCAAGGTCAAACTACAGCGTATTCCATTGAAAAACTGCAAGATAGAGGTAAGTTTTTCGTAGATCCAGGGGAGGAAGTATATGCAGGTATGATTGTAGGGGAGCAGAACAAACCTGGAGATTTAGTAGTAAATATCGTGGAAGGGAAGCAGCTGAACAATATGCGTGCAGCTGGTAAGGATAAAGATGGAAGCATCGCTCCGAAAATCCTTTTCTCACTAGAAGAATGTATGGAATACATCCAGCACGATGAATGTATAGAGGTGACACCTAATTTCATCAGAATGCGTAAAAAACTTTTATCCGAGGAAGATAGAAAAAGAGCAGAAAGAAGCGCTAAAACAGAATAACAATAAAATCCTCCAAATTTGGGGGATTTTTTATTATATTTGTGCTAAACATATTTAGACTATGCTAAACAAAAAAAATACACTTATAAGCGTTATCACAGGATGCTCGGTCGTGGCAGCTGTTTTTTTAATGATGAATGGCTGTTCCCGAGTAGAACCGAACTATGAAGGCGTTCTGATGGAAAATTATGGTAGAAACGGAAAAGCAGATTTTTCAACCGTTTCTGGGCGACAATGGACATTCTTCCCTGGGGTAGAACTCTACCAAGTACCAATGTTTGAGACCAGTGGCGACCCACAAGCAGTGCAGGTTTCTGCAAAGGATGCGGGGGTTTTCACGGTAGATCCTTCCTATCAGTATCAACCCATTAGAGGTAAAGGGGTAGATATTGTATTCAATTACAAGCATTTAGGTATAAATCAGCCAGAGGTAATGATGGACAATGTAGAAAACTCTATCCTAAATAAACTGGTGACCAATGCCTACCGAGAAGAAGCCAGAAACTATACTACGGACAGTCTGATGAATAACCTTAATTCGTTTGAAAAACAAGTGGAAGTCAGGCTTAAAAAAGATTTTGAGAATAAATTTTTTCAGTTGAACAACTTGACTTCTGGGCTTAAACCTCCTGCTTCTATGGCAAAGGCTATCGAACTGAGAAACAATGCAATACAACAAGCAGAGCAAGTGAAAAATGAGCTCCAAGTTTCTAAAATGAACCTTGAAAAAGCCAAAATCGATGCCGAAGCCAACCGTGTAAGAGCTCAAGGACTTGACAACAAGATTTTACAAGAAAAATGGATAGAAGCCATAAGAAACACCAATAATAAAGTAATCATCACTGATGGTAAAACACCTGTAATACTACAATAATGAAACACAAAATACTTTACATTTTACTATTCATCGTAGGAAATGGAGTTCTTATTTACATAGACAGATTATGTTTCCAGAATCAGCCCGTATGGGGCTTCACGGCTATATTCTTTCATTTAATTTTGCTGATAAATTTCCCTTATAACAAGTTGAAATAAATAAAAAAACTCCCAATTTTAGGGAGTTTTTTTTATAATTTAATAGAATTTAGCCTTAGTGAATTGGCTATCACCGAAACAGAGCTGAAACTCATCGCTGCTGCTGCGAGCATAGGAGAGAGCAGAATCCCAAAAATAGGATAGAGCAATCCAGCGGCCACAGGTATTCCCAGCGTGTTATAAATAAACGCAAAGAACAGGTTTTCTTTGATGTTTCTCATCATCTTTTCAGAAAGGATTTTCGCTTTTACTATTCCATAGATATCGCCCTTCAGCAAGGAGATTTCTGCGCTGTCTATGGCGACATCTGTCCCTGTTCCCATCGCTATTCCTATATCAGCCTGTGCAAGGGCAGGAGCATCATTGATACCGTCGCCGGTCATGGCCACTACTTTCCCTTGTTTTTGTAATTCTTTGATTTTGTTGATTTTATCTTCTGGAAGGCAGTTGGCTTGATAATTTTTTATTCCTAATTCATTTGCTACAGCACGGGCAGTTGCCTCGTTATCACCTGTAAGCATGATGACTTCTATGTTTTTGCTATGCAAAAATTCTACTGCTTTTTTCGCTGTTGGTTTTAGTTTGTCGGTAAAACATAAAAATCCTATAACATCATTATTTTCAATAAGATACGAGATAGTAAAGGCCTTATCGCTAAGACTTAAGATTTTTTCTTTGATTTCATCTGCTACATGGACAGCATTTTCTGTGATATATTTTTCATTTCCCAAGAAATATTTTTTACCACCAATTATCCCTTCAATTCCTTTTCCAACCAAGTTTTGGAAGTCTGAAACAGCCTCTATCTGCGAGGCATCAGATTTGGATAAAATAGCTTTGGATAGGGGATGTTCGCTGTTTTTGTTTAATGATGCAGAAATATTGATAATTTGATTTTCTGTATAATTTTTCGCTGGGAAAACATATTCTAATGATGGTTTGCCTTCTGTGAGCGTTCCTGTTTTATCCGTTATCAGGACATTTATTTTTTCCATTTGTTCCAGAGCTTCAGCGCTTTTAATCAAAATACCATTTTGAGCACCTTTACCGATACCCACCACCACAGACATAGGCGTAGCAAGTCCCAAAGCGCACGGACAAGCGATGATCAGCACGGCCAGAGCATTTACAAAGGCATTGAAAAACTTCGGTTCGGCGCCAAAAATCCACCATAAAACAAAGGTAAGAACGGAGATGAAAATCACCACAGGGACAAATACTTTGGAGACTTTGTCGGTTAGTTTTTGTATCGGTGCTTTGCTTCTGCTGGCATCATTTACCATTTTAATGATTTGAGCCAAAAGAGTTTCGCTTCCTACACGCTGGGATTTCATCAGGAAAGTTCCATTTCCATTGATAGTCCCTGAAATTACTTGATTATCAATGCTTTTTTCCACAGGAATAGGTTCTCCTGTAATCATACTTTCGTCTATGGTAGAATATCCCTCTATGATGACTCCATCCACGGGAATTTTTTCTCCAGGTTTGACTCTCAGGATGTTACCAGCCTTTATTTCATCGATTTTAACGGTTTTTTCCTCGCCATTTTCCCACAAATGAGCCTCAGAAGGGGAGAGGTTCATAAGTTTACGGATGGCGTTTCCTGTTTTTTGATGGGCTTTGGCTTCTAATAATTGTCCCAATAACACCAAAGTGATAATTATACACACGCTTTCAAAATAGATATGCGGATGAGCATCATTAGGGAAAATATTTGGAAAAAATAAAGTAATACAGCTCAAAACCAAAGCCGCGCCTACACCTAAACCAATGAGGCTGAACATGTTAAGATTCCAAGTTTTAAAGGAAACATAAGCCCTCTGAAAAAACATAAATCCAGCATAGACCACAGGAATAGTGAAAGCCGCCTGCAAATACAGCTGCGTATGGTGTGGAATCTTGTCTAGGGGAAGTCCCATCATTCCGCCCATTGCTAAGATAAATACAGGAATGGTAAAGGCGAGAGCGATATAGAATTTCTTTCGTAAATCTAGATAGGTGGAGTTGTCTTCCTGTCCTTCGGCCACGATTTGAACTAAATCCATTCCACAGACTGGGCAGCCTGTGTTTTTCGGGTAAGTTTTGTCGCCTTCGCAAAACATTGGGCAATAAAATTCACCGATTTTATTTAAATTAACTTTTTGATTTTCAGGTGATTTTGCTTTTTCTCTGATTTCCTCACGCTCTTCGATAGGCGCTAAATACATCCCACAAACAGGGCATTTCCCTTGTTTGAAGTAGAGTTTTTCTCCTTCGCATTCCATTGGACAGAAATACACACTGCTAGGCGAGATTTTGTCTTCTGGTTTGATGAATGTATAATCATGGTTATCAGGGTCTTTCAGAAAATAATGACCAATGGAACCAACGGCATCATTGAGCTGCTGGAGATTAATTTCGTTTTTGGAAGAAATTTTAACGCTGTTGGTTTTTAAATCTACCACAGCAGAGATATCTGGAAGGGAATTCAGCTTGTCGGAAATTTTCTTTTGGCAGCTGCCACAGCTCATTCCCAATATATCAAATTGTTTTTCGTGCATATTATTAAAATTTATATAAAGTTAAAAAAAGAGAGTCAAAGTTAAGGATTTTATTTTTAATTTACAATTTAACATAATATAAATTACACCTTTTTTTCCTTTATTCAAGCCAGTTAAACCGCGATAGGGGAGGGGCTAACTGATAAATATCATATAATAAGTCCAAAAAACAATTTATGCCAATGAGTAACACGAATTTGCGTATTATTTTAAATCTGTTTCTTTCTGCAAATTTATATCAAAAATTTTAAAATGACAAAAGTCACTTCGTTACTACTTTTGCCGTTTTTACAATTTTTATAAATTGTAGGCAAAAATAACCATATTAATAATACAATTTACATTTGTAGCCATAGGCATACAATAACCAGCATTACGCTTATTCTTTTTCTCGCTCTTTCGGGAGCGAACCCCGAAAAAAAAAAAAAAAACTATTTATTATTCCTCTGGTCTCCTATAAAGAAGAACACAAACACCAGCATAAAAACAAACCATAATAACCAGTCCATAATCCATAATAATGAGCAGTTTCTAAATATCTATATCTTTTAATTATAGCATAAAGATACAACATTTTCACAAAACTACAAATAGTTTGCAATATTTTTTACATGATTTTTATCATGTTTTTACATAAATTCAGGCTCTCTTTTTGATATTCCAGCCAAATATTTCGATACATTAAACATATAATTCTGACTTTTTACCGATAAATACGCTTCACGCTCTTTATAATAGGCTTCTTCACCTACTTTATCTATATGGGCTTTAGTCTCTAGGAACTCCTGAACATTACGACTGAACATTATCAATCTTTTTTTATATATAAATGAACTTTCGTAATCATCATCACTTTCTCTAAATTTTCTTATCTGTCTTTTTAGCATTTCCTTTGTAGGAACAAGACCAATAGACCTATAATAGTCTTTTTTCTCATCTATTTTTAAGATAGGATTAAAAATATAATCTCTATAGTATCTAGGTAATGGTTTTTCCTTAAATCCTTTGCCATCTTGAAAATCCATATATCCAAGATTAAGATTTTGCAAGTGATAACTAATATTTTTATCTGTCAGATATCCTTTACCTATACCTTTAGAACATACAGCCTTCTCTACAATACGACCTTTATTTTTTCCGTTTTTATATATTTTACAAATATTTCTTACCTTATATTCTTCCTGAATAGTTTCTACTTCTTTCTTTTTTTGTTCCAGAAAATCCAAAGCAAAACTATTAATCCTTCTACAATCTTTGCGACCAAAGGGTAAATCAAATAATAATAATCTGTCATCTTCTATTCTATCATACCAATACTTCAATATTTTTCCTTTACTGAATTTGTGGAATTCTGGCACATCATCGAAGCGAGTAGCTCCACAATAACTTCTCTCAATCGTCTTGGTCTCTTGTATTGTTTCCTTCTCATCTTGTGAATAAACATTTTTTAGGGTATATTTTAATATATATTTTAAACTCTTTTCAGTAACATCAGTGCCTATATGAACATGACCATTTTTCCAAATATCATTGAAGGTATTATTTTTAAAGTCTCCGATACCATCTATAGGAAGAATTACATTTGTAATCACCATATGATAATGAGGGCGCCTAGTGGACTTTGTACCATATTCACCACAGTAATGATATTTTATAGCAACATGCTCTAATCCATTATCTTTTATATACTTATCCTGTCTTTTTCTTAATCTCTTTAAGAACTTAGTAACATCACTATAACGCAATGTAGTCACTTCACTAATAACTTCTCCAGTCTCCTCATCTATTACTTCCGTAGGTAGATTTTCATCATTATAAGTAAGGGTAAGCATATAACAAGAACCTTCTACACTATCTTTAATTTGTTCTTTCCATCGGATCTGCCATTGTTCAATATACAAATTTTTACACTCTACACATTTTCCACATGGAACCAGCGTACAGGGATTACCTCTATCGTCGGAAAAATATAATTTTCCAATATAATTTTCAGCACCTTTTGTTTTTGTCTTTATAAATCGTGGAGATAGACACATAATTAATAATTAAGGCAATGAACTCATATCCATAGTATTATAACCATCTCTAACATATTTCAATAGAGCACCAATAATAGAGCTTAACTCTTGATGTTGTATATGACCTATATCTACACCTATCTTTTTTAACCTCATCTTAGCCTCATTTATAGCAGCCTCTATTTCTCTAGCCTTATATCTTTGCTCAGTTTGCGCAATTCCAGTTTGAGCCAACAATAACTTAGTTTGTTGTTGAACATTTCCTTTTTGTATATCAACTAGACCTCTTTGGGCTTTTTTCAACTCTGTATCCTCTAAAATATTAAGAACTTGAGCACCAATAAGAACAAGGTTTTTTTCAAGATTTTCTTTTTCTTGCTTAGTCTTTGCAGTATTAGCCTCTATATTCTCTATTTCCTTTCGTAACTTATCATCATTAATTTTGGCAGTTTCTAAATTAGACTTAATAATATCTATTTGACCCTCAGTTACACCAATATTAGCAAGTATCTCACGCTCTTTATGAGTTAATTCTATATCTTTTACCTGATTATCTTTACCTATACCTTCTGTTCTAGCTTCAACCTCTTCTTTTTCTGCAAGTGTTTTTTCAGTCTGAGCCTCCATCTGTTTAATCTGGGCCTTAGTCATCAATGCATTAAATATCTCTCCTATATTCATTTGAGGGGCTATACCTTGAGGCAAACTACCAACACCAGAAGGAGTAGCAGGAGCATTAGAAGTATTCATGGGCTGACCATTAGAATACGCCAGATGTGGATTTATTCCAGCATCTCTCAGTCTCTGCATCTGATTAGTGGGCAGGTTATATTCATTCTGTTTGTTCCACATATCAACAGCAAACTGCCTATTTATTTGATTTTCTCTCTCTTGGAATTCTCTATTTTTTCTATTTTGGCGTCCTTGAAATATTGAATTAAAAGCGCCACCAATTCCAGCAACAAGAGCTTCTACTACAGCCATACTATTCTTCTTTAGGTTCTACATTCTCATTTTCTACTTTTTCTACAGCCTCTAATTGTTTCATCATCTCTTTTTGTTTTTCCAAATCAGCTTCTAGATATTGTATATTATCAGCCATAGACTGCTTCATTTTATGCAATTCCATCAATGACAACTTAGACATAGGGGGCAGATCTTCTCCATAGACTAACTTACTATTATCAGCTACTACTCCTCTTTGAACAAGAGCAGACACGGAAGTATCTACAGGTTTTACATACACTTCGTCTTCTTGCGGTTTTAACAACTCTCTTTGCTCTTCTTGATACTTTTTTAAATCAAAATCATAATCTTTAAAACTATTCTCTTCTCTTCTCATATCTTATTTTTTTATTGTTATTATCCATTGACTTTATTAGGTGTCAATGCGCACTACTTAAATCAAGGGGGAGCGTGCGCCTTTTTTCGTAAAAAAGGGAGCAAAAACTACTATTATTCATCTTTACTCCCAAAACATCAACATATCAACTATGATAATCTAAATCCTCCACGACTTAAATTAAATCTTCTTCTACCTCTACTCATAATATTAAATTTATATAATCATTCTAAATTCTACTAACTCCAACAGGTGCTTCATACGCCAGAGGACGAACAGCATCTATTCTTAAATTGTAAGTACATATGAACTTATCAGGTTCGTCAGGAACATTAAAAATATCATTCCTTGGCTTACACAAGAAAGTCCTAGGACTTACACCAGTACTAGCACTAGCAATAATCGCTTTATCTCCATCACCTAAATGCCATCTTCTCAATGTATGCTCCATTTCTCCAGAGTATCTATCTAAAATTGTCTTATAGTGAGCGTACCTAGGAACATAACCAAAAATATTATTAGCATTACTCTTTGTAGAATTACCTAATTCATACATATACACAGCTTGATCACCTAGACCTTCAAAGGCAGGATTTGGCAAATCTAATGCGTCCAATTCTCTCCATGCTCTATTAAAATGACGGGCATAACTTCTTTTAGGTACTATGTGAGCCATACACATATAAACACCATATTCGTCAGCTTCAAAAAATATATTTTCAGTGTTTCCAGCAGCTACAGGCTTTCCAGATAAATCACCTAAATAAGTCTGTTTAGAACCTACAACAGCAGGAGCAGTCTGCTCTACTTCGTTTACAAATAATGGAATTACTGAACCTCCAAGGTATTCGGAATAATTCAACATATCATCTGGTAATCTCTTACCAAACATTACCTCCATAGTTTCCAAGTATCTACCACCAGATTGAGATAAGGTTTCAAAATAATGCTGAAGACTAATAGACTTTCTCAAGTCTCTAATAGTAGACAATACTGTATTATTATGCTTAATATCTGAGGCGTTAGCAAAATTACCAGAATTAGCAAACTCCATATGAGAACCGCCAGAAACTATTAAGTGTTTCTTATTATCTGGAGTATCCTCTGTAAACAGCGGTAACTTAACATCTCCAAACAGAGTAGGTTCTGGCAGAGCCGAACTGAAATAATCCTGATTCCAGTATACATTCTTAATAGACATCAATGCAGTAATATCATCTTCAAAATCATTGAAGCCATAAGCAACACCAGACAATCCAAAGAAATCCATTAAATCTCCAGTATTAACACCACCAGTAGAAGCAGTTAGCTTATAGTTATTACTATTCTTAATGGTTTCCATTAACTTGGACAACTTCATGAACCAATGAGAAGTATTATTTTGGGTAAAATAATTAACCCATCTCTGTGGTGCATAATAGTCTAAGAATATTCTATTATACGCCAAAATTGGCATTAATGATATCAAATCCTTATGGGTAGTATCATTTTCTTTATCAGGCATAATCTGAGTGTCTAAACCTAAATAATTAGCCAACTTTCCAAGTTGATACCTAGCACTATAAGTTTCCATTAACGGGAAATACTTAAATTTAGCACTTTCAGGCATAGCCTTTAACTTCTTTAATTTATCCTTATAACCTAATGATAAATTATAAGCATCAAACACAGGAATAGTAGGTTTTTCATCTCCTCTTAATTTGTGTTTATCAGAATGAGATATAAACTCTTCAAACCTAGACCAAAGAACTCTATAAGGTACATAAAAATGATTAATTTTTATATCTACCTTGTCCATAATAGGAGCAAGGGTAGGCATACCTCTAATAAATGCATCTACATCTACATTTACCTTGTCTCCTGGTAGAGTAGGAATACATGCAATAGGGACAATTTGTCCCATATCCATACTAGTCTTATGAGTATGAGATAAATCAAACTTACTAAAGTTTACATTATTTTTTAATGCTTCCATATTTATAACATTTCATACATTTCTTCAGGTTTCAATTTCTCATAGTCGGATAACTTACACTTATCTAATAACTTAGCAGATAACTTTTGTAAATTATTATCCATCACATCTATAGACCTTCTTAATAAGGAGAATAGAAAAGGTATAAGCATAAGCAGAACTCTCAATAATTTCTTAAACCAGTTCAGCTTTCGTTTTCGCATTTTGTACTTTTTGATCTAATAAATCTACTAATAATTGAACCACTACAGGTAACACATTTTTAACGATTACATCAACGATTTTAATCCAAATAATTTTCATAATAAAACATTTTAATTTAACATAATATAAATTATAGGAAGAAATGATTTTAATTTAAGTCATAGACTACAATATTCTATACCTTATTCTGTAACCACCTCATAATCAATATCAAAAAACTCAAAACCTGTGATGCCGTTTTCTTCTATGGCTTGTTTCAGACGCTCTGAGCAGAGAACACCACCATTAGGCTGTTGATAAACAATGTCAAAACTATCCAATAAACAAACTTTTGAGCACTCCAGCTCTATATCTTCTTCTATAAATAAATCACTTCTTATCTGCATAAATTCTGATTCATTTTTTATTTCTATTTCATTTTGTTTTCCGTTCTTTATATAGTAAAAATTACTTTTCTCAAAAATAATATTTTTCAAAGGTTCTATTGGAAACTGAAAAATCCAGTATTTGAATTTTTCTTCTTTGTAGAGGAGCCGTGTTTCGTAGAAATGATATTTTGGAGCGATTCTGAATTTTTCTAAAAGTGATTTTAATTTATCCGAGATATACCAGCCACACATTATACTTCCCACTCCTATAAAATTGTGGACATCAAATAAAGCCCATTCCCAATATTTTTCTTTATCAAAACTTTTTAAAACAAAATAATCAAAAATGGGAGTATTTTCAATAATTTCCCTTTTTCCTATTCTATAAAAATACTCTTTTTCAGGTACATTTTTACCTTCAGCGCCACTTGCTATTCTCCCTAATTCTGGAAAATGAGATTTAATATCTATCTTATAATATTTCATTTTGTTTGTATTTTAAAAATCAATAATATCATTTACAGCTAAATATAATTTAAAGCTAAA